TCAGTCGAACCAGACCAGCGGCATGTCGGCATTGAGCGACATGTGGCGGAAATCTCCTAACACCTGGGCCACGGCCTGCACGGTGTGGCAGCCCGTTCCCAGCGCGGACGATCCCGCGCTCAGGTAGCTGGCGGAGATGGTACGGGTGCTGACCGAGTCCGGTCTGGAGCCCAACTGCTGGGTGCCGAGGCTGCCCACCTGCTGGCCATCGATCTTCAGGAACAGGAACACGCTTCCGCCACCGTCGTTCGGGTCACCCTGCACGCGGGACTTTGTCGAGAAAAGCACCACGCCGTTGTGCCCCTGCGGAATGCAGACCTGGCCCTCGCCAATGACCACCTGCGAGCCCGCTGACGGACAGCCCGGCGCGAAGCCATTGGTCCCGACGCAGACATAGGCGAAGCGGCGGTAGGGGCCTGCGGCGGCGTAGTTGAATCCAGGATTCAACCCCTTTCCGACCACGCCAAAGCCGTTGGACAGCGTCACCAGTCGGGAGTTGGCGCCGAACTTGTACTTTACGTTGTTGGTGTTGGCGTCCTGCGGCTGGTAGTACGGCGATTCGGACGCGACGAAGCTGACAGTGCTGTAAGCCGGCGGATTGACGAACAGGCCTTGCGAATAGAAGGGAGCCTGCGTTTCTGCGCCACTGAAGATGTCATTGATCGACCAGGTCATCGATTCGATGCCGGGCTCCTGCTCGTTCAGGAAAATTCCCATCATGCCATCGCCGTAGTTGCCCCATGCGAACGCGCGGCCGGAAGCCATGGCCACGATGGGGCCACCGGGATTGCCGGCCTGGGCAGTCATCAGCAGCTTGCGGTCCTTGGCCTGCAACGCCATTCCTTCAGGACTGCCGACGGTATTGAAGTCCAGCTGCGCGGTGTCACTCGGAAGGCTGCTGTTGGTTACCGAGCCTGCAGATGTGATGAGCACGGAAAGGTTGCTGGCGGAGCCGAAATTGACGGCCGAACCGATGGCCTGTCCGGCCAGGTTGACCGTATGGTGTCCGGCGGGCAGGTACTTGGCACCGATGACATTGAAGGAGTGCTGTTGGGCCGATGTCGACTGCCGCCAGTCGATGTAGCTGTCGTTGGAGACCACCTCACCGTTGATGGTGATGTAGGCGTTGGCGGCAGAGCGGCCGCCAGGGAAGTACCGTCCATCCGACTGCACGTATACCCATCCAGGGGCGTTCAGATCGATGGTGCTCGAAAGCAGGGTTGCCGTGCCGGGTTGTACGCGCTGGTCAGCGGCCAGCTGCAGATAGCGGGAGCCTGGCGTGGCAGCGGAAGCCTGCCCCAGTGCCAACGCCACGGCCAAGCCCACAAACAGTGTGATGCGCTTCATCTGATGTCCTTTCAGGTTTCGGGTCACGTCGTGTGACGCAGGGACTCTACTGGATCCGGATCTCAGCTTCTGTGACTGGCTCCCGATGCGGGTGGCATCGGGGAATGTCGGGACAGCAGAGGAAGCGCCATCCTCGGAAAACAAAAAAGCCGGAACTCCATTGACGGGAGATCCGGCTTCTTGCGGCCTCGACAGGCCATACAGATGGTGGAGGTGGGCGGAATTGAACCGCCGTCCGAAGGCACTCCATCCCCAGCACTACATGCTTAGCTCACCGTTGGATCTCGTCCCCGAACAGCACGGCGTGCAAAGCGCATCCGGGAACCAGCCTGTTGTGTTCTAGTGCCGGACTGACAGGCAGCCACCCAGCGCGATTCCATGATAGTGACTCTACACCGCGAGCATGGACACAAGCGGTTTCGAGGCTTAGGCCTTAAGCGGCCAGAGCGTAGTTGTCGTCGTTGGCAACTAGAGTTTTGCAGCTGGATTTACGAGGAAAGCTACCCCCTCGGCATGCGCCAGGCGACTTCACAACCCCCGTCGAAACCAATGCACCCCCGGTTTCTTCAAGTATTGCAAGGCTTTCAGGCCCTTGGTTGACCAAATGTTGACCAAGAACCCGCCTAACGACGCGAATGTTACGGCAATCCTCCTGAACAGTCACGCGCGGCCAGCGCTGCCGGCGAACCGGTTCAGTCGCCGCTGCCGTCCAGCAGCAGGCTGCGGGGCAGGGGGGCCGTGAGCGGGTTCCAGACTGCCGCCGCCTTGGCGCCGGCATCGGGGACCATCGATGGGATCCACCGGCCGTACTTCTTGGCAGTGATCGTCCAGTCGCGATGCCCCATCTGCCTCGCCACCCACATGACGTTCTCGCCCGCGCTGAGCGCCTGGGACGCGAAGGTGTGGCGCATTTGATACGGGTATCGGTACCGGACGCCAGCCTTGCGCAGCGCGCGCTGCCACTCACCGGCGCGGATGCTCTGATCCGACCCCCACCGGGCGTTCGTCCTGGGATCGTGGAAGACGAACTCGCCGGCCGTCGCCGTATGGGCACGCTGGGCCTTCAGGGCGTCGATCGCCGGCTGCAGCAGCTGCACTTCGCGCACGCCGGACTCGGTCTTGGGGGCCTTCATCTTGCCCATGACCCAGGCGCGCCGGATCTTGACCGTGCCCTTGCGCCAGTCGATGTCCGACCAGCAGAGACCGATCATTTCCGAGGTGCGCAGGCCCGTGGCGAAGTTGAACTGGCAATAATTGCGGACCTGGTCCTCGCGACAGGCGGCCAGGATCGCCTGGACTTCCTCCGGCGTGAAGGGGTCGACCTCCTCGCGCGCGTTGGCCTTGGCGCGCCGCTTCACCCGGAACCCGTCGAGGGGATTGCTGGGGATCAAGTCGTCGGCTACGGCCTCATCGAGGGCGCCGCGGAGCGGGCCCAGAACGTTGTTGATGCGCTTGGCCGACGTCGACTCGTCGAATGTGGCCACCAGCTCCTTCAGGGCGATACGGTCGAAGTCACGCAACGCGATCGCTCCGCAGCGCGGCACCAGGATGTTCTCGACGATGCGCCGGTAGCCAATCAGGCTGCTGTGCTCGAGCTCAGGCTCCTTCTGTGCCAGCCACCGTGTCAGCACCTGCTCCAGGGTGTCGAGGGCCGCTGGCTTCTCTGCCACCTGCACCGCGCGCTTGCTGCCGGGGAAGTGGGTGGCATAGTCGAAGGTGCCTTTCTCGATCTCGACCTTGATCTGCCCCAACAGATTCTCGCAGTAGCGCAGGTTTCGAGCGGTCGGGGCGAGCTTGATCCGCTCACGGCAACGCTTGCCCCGATAGTAGAAGTCTATTGCGATGCTGCTCTGTGTAGCTGGCCTGACGCCGCCTTGCCGTGCATTACCCACTCTTCGTACCCCTCCAGGTCGATCAGGTTTCTTCCATCCGGCGCCTTGATGAACACGGCACCCTCCAGCCAATCGCCACGCTTGATCTTCGAGTTGATGGCGTCGACGGTGTAGCCGGTCAGCACCTCGAACTGCTTGAGCGTTACGAATCGGACCGGCCGCAGGTTCGCGGGGGATCCGGTCCTCGACAATCCTCGTGACGAGGGTCCGAAACTACTCATGGGGCACCGCCTGCAGGCTCCAGAGGACCGACGGGCGTTCGTCCGGACCGTGGAAGGGCGCGCGCTGGACTCGGCCGGTCTTGGCCAGCTGGTGCAGGTAGCTGCTGACCCGGTTCGACGGTAGCTGCAGTTCGGCGGCCAGCTCGCCGGCAAGGCCCGGCCCCTCCTGCAGCAGCTGCAGGATCCGGGTGGCAGTGCCGTCGGCAAGGCCTGCATCAGCCATGGGCCACCTCTGGTGCTTCCAGATGGCCAGGGCAACCGGTGCCACCGTAGTCGAAGCCTTCGCACGCAGCGAGCGGAATGACGTGGCGGCCGTTGGCCAGGTGCTCCGCCAGCACCCGGCGAGCTTCAGTCGCGGTAAGCGGCTCCCCGGCCGGAACGCGCTCGAAGAGTCCGTCCAACTCCTTGTCGGTCATGTTGATCAGTGCGCCGGCGACGTCCAGGTGCATGTGGTAGCGCACGGGAAGGCGGTCAGAATTGTTCATTCGGCGGGCTCCTGGTGTTCGGTGCTGCGCTCGGCAGCGTTCAAGGCGGCGCGCCGCTGGGCGAAGCCGCGGCAGGCGCTGATGGCGTTGCCGTGCTCGTCGACGGCTTCGTGGCAGAGGAAGGGGCGCTCGCCCGGGGTGGAGCAGTAGTCGGCGTCTTCCGTGGTTGGGAGGCACTGGTTGGCCACAGTGCCGGCGCGGAACGCGCAGCCTCCGCAGAGTGGGCCAGGGTCGACGCTGGCGGACAGCACGATGCCGTTGAGGGCGCCCAGGACGCTGGGCATGTTCACGCGCTCGGCCTCGTGCGGCCACACGTGGCCCTGCAGCACTAGCAGATCCTTGGCCTGCTCGCAGGCGTTGAAAGCGACCTGGTTGGCCAGGCCGATGAACTCACCGAACAGGTCGACCATGGCGCGATCGCCGATCTGTTCGGCCAAGCGTCGCAGGGCCGGCCGGCGGAGATCCATGGGTACGGCCGCTATCGCGCGCAGTTCCCTGGCCAGATCCGGGTGGATGTTGTGATCGATCGCGCGATCGCGCGCCGTGGTGTCAGCCATGGGGCACCGCCTTAGCCTCGCGAGCAGCGAGCCGGCCGTGCAGCGCCTTGACGAACCTGCCGGCTACCTCATCCCATCCACATGTGGCGATTGCAGACAGCGCCGCAATGGCCAGGTCGTCCGAACTGGCGAGCGGTGCGCCTGGCACCACAGTGACTACGCTACCGGGGTCGTCCGCCTCGACGGCCACGATCCCTGCCTCAGCCATACGCTTGCGATCACCAGCAGTCAGCTGGCCGCGCGGGAAGACGATGATCTGGCTCATTTGTCCACCGCCTGGCTGTCGAACAGGTACATCTCGTGCGCGACACGGTTGTCTGCCACCTTCGTGCGCTCGTCGCGGTACTTGGCGCAGTCCAGCCACATGTCCATATCGGCGCGGCTGGGCCTGTATGCCTTGGTAAAGAAGGTGTAGCCACCGCAGCACTGATAGCCATGCCAGCCACCGGCATGCGGTCCAAGGCGGATGGCGAGCGCGGACGAGCCGTCGCCGTATCGAACCAGGTCGCCCTCGCGCGGCCAGTCTTCGGTGGCGGCCGGATCTCCCGGCAGCGGGGTATCGAAGTGCAGCGCGTTCTTGGCCTCCTGCTTCGCCCGGATCTTTGCCATCACATCGGGCTGATTGATGCGATCCAGTTCGGCTTGGCCATTGGCGTGCATGTCCAGCCCCGCCACCCAGCAGTAGCCGGCCAGCGTAACCATCACGCCGCCGACTTCCTGTACGGGCTCGCCGACCGGGCGGCCGAACACGTAGTCGACCAAGGTTGACACGCGTGTGCGGTCGTAGCCGTGGGCCTGCAGCAGCTCCAGCACTTCCTCCAGTAGGCGGTCGCCGCGCTCGGTCATGTTGCTGTAGAGCGACGGCAGGAAGCACTGGCCCATCCATTCGGCCACGCCGGCCTGGAAGGTCTTCTCCAGGTCCACGGCATGCGCGGGCGGGGCGGTGTCACCTTCGTCATCGACGCGCGTGGCTGCGCGATTCAGGGCCTCGGCACGCCGTGCGCCCACGGTGCGGTCGTCTCCATGCAGGCGCTTCAGTTCTGCCCGAGCCGAACGCACGGCTGCATCACGATTCGGCCACGCCGCCTTGAAGGCCCTGCTGCACGCTTCGTAGGTCGAAGCCGGGGCATAGCCGTTTCCGTCTGTCAGGTAGTCATCCGCGAACTCGGCGAACGCCTCGCTGGCTGCGTCATCATCGTCCACCGGCTCCCCCACCGGCTGGCGGGCGGCGAGTACGGCTTGCAGTTCAGCCGCGTGACGCATGGTGCAGTTTGCAATCTTCTGGCAGAGCAGGTTGTCGCTGACTCCGATCTCCTCGGCGTGGTTGCGCCACCGGGCGACCAGAGATTCCAAAAGCGCCTCCCCCTGACCACCCGGGGAGGGCTGGGCGGAGAGGGCGGCATAGGGAGCCCAATGAGTTGGCCCATACTCGGTGTCTACGGCATGGTTGACGAACGCAGAGCCGTTGTTGAAATCAATGAATGCCCACGGGAATCCACCCGTATCGGACGGCCAGGTTCCATCGTCGTTCTGCACCGGCGACACCGGCGCAGACCACCAGCCGGGCGATACATGGTCTTCGCCCCACCGCAGGCGAACCACGGTCCCGTCTCGCGGGCACGTGTCCATCGAGCGCCACGGCGCCCGCTCAGCCTGATCCCCCAGCCTCACCCTCCCACCGGGCTGCACGTCCGCCAGGGTCTTGCTGTCGGTGGTCATGGGTCGATCCTCTTGAAGGTAATGGCCCACACCCACGGGTTCGCGTTCCAGTCGCCGCCGGTGCTGTCCCATAGGTCGGCGAAGATCTCCCGGCTGTCCTCGTAGACCATCGGCTTTGCCGCGCGTGGGTGGCCGTGGCGCAGTCGGATCTCTGGCAGCACGTCTGCGGTGGCACCCTCGGCGACCGCATCGGCCTCGCTGATCGCCTGCAGCCGCTCCACGCGCACGTCGGTGATTTCAAGGAACAGCCGGCACATGGAGCGCAGCATGTGGATGGAAGGCCGCAGCGTGATTTCATGCGGCTCAACTTCGGTCATGCCGTAAGGCGCGGGTGCCAGCCCGCCCTGCAGCGTGGCGTAGCCTTCTTCGGACTCCAGATGGACGGGGCCGCGGTATCCGTGCTTCTCCACATTCACTGTGGTTTCGCGGACCCACAGCCGGTCGCCGGGCTGGCCGAAGGGACAGGCGAGCAGGTGCACGCCCGAGGACGTAGCAACCCGGAGCAGGCCGTTCTCATCAAAGCTCGGCCCGTACTGTCCCGGGGCATCGAGAGCGCTAGCCTCGAAAGGCCGCGGTTTGATCGCGCGCCGGGTCTGCGTCTTCTGCCCGGCCAGAATGGCGCGCACCATGGCGCCGTTGAACAGAATCGGCCGCTCACGCATGGGCAACCTCCGCCAGCGGCGCCGGCGCCGCAATGTCGCCTGGCAGTCCTGTCGGCTCGGCAGTGTCGGCGGCCTCGTCGTAGGCGCGGATCGCGCGGGCGATCGCGTACAGGCGCCAGAGGAAGTGGAAGGTGTACTGCTGCAGCGAGGATGCGTATTCCCAGGCGTCAGTGATGCGAAAGTCGCTGTAGTCGGGGTCGCTCGGCGCGAAGTCCGACATCGCCTTGATCGCGTTGCACAGGGCGTCGTGATCCTCTGAGTCGTTCAGCACTTCGACCTCGAGCTCCTGCCACAACCTGGCCACCCACTCCGGCGTCGACGTGTCCGGATCCGCCAGATCGTCGGGGGCCACACGTTCCTCAACGTGCTCTTTGAACAGGCGGGTCACCAGCGCGCGGAAGAGTGCTGCGCTGAATTCCTTCTTCTCGCCGTCGTTGGCCACGCACTTCTCTGCCCAGTAGCCATCGTTCACGAACAGCCCGCCGGCCTTCTCGTGCTCGGCAGGCTTGGCGCGGAAGAACTCGAACATGTCGTGCAGGCGGTTGAAGACGGCAGTGCCCATGTCGCCTGAGATCGCCAGGTGCCCGGGCCAGGTCACGATGTCGAAACCGTAGCAGTAGGTGCCTGGGCGCCGGAGCTGCAGGTGGCGGTGCACGCCGTCGTCGACCACGATCCGTAGCTCGTGGGTGGCCGTATCGGCGAGGAAACGGGGGAGGACGTCACTGCGGTTCATGGGGATCTCCGGAGGGTGCGGCCGAGAGCTGAGCGGCCTTCAGGGCGGTTTGCCACGCGGGGACAGGCTTGCTGTCGGTGCCGAGGAGCTGCAGGAGCCCTGGCCGGTGGCCAGTGACGATGCGGCCGCCGCCCTGCAGGACCTGCAGCACCTCCGACTTTTTTCGTGAGGGGGTCCAGGCGAGGCAGATGGCGGACGTTGATCACCTTGCCGTCCAGGACTTCGGCCACGGCGGTGAGGTCAGGGCCAGTGGCCATGTCGCAGCCGAAGGTCGACGCGGGCTTCTTGGCGGTCATCGTCAGCGCCTCTGGCCGGCCGGTAGCGAGGGGATCTGCTGCGGCTCGGCAACCGCAGCCGTCAGGTTCCCGGTTTCGTGCGCCAACCGGATCGCGTCGAGCTCCACCTTCACCGCGCCGATGTAGGTCGTGGCCACGATGGTGGTGGCCTTGGCGCGCTCAATGACCTGGCCCATCTGCTCGGCGTTCAGATCGTCGTCGCCCAGGCGTTCGAGCATGGCCACCAGGTGGTCGCGGACATCACTGACCTTGTTCTTCATCTTCTTGCTCCTTGATTCGCCTCCTGACACGGCGGGTGATTCGCGCCTTCAGGTGGACCAGTTCTTTCAGTTCCGGAGGGAACCGGTTGTGGTAGCTGTTGCGCCGCATGTTCTCGGCGAGGGTCACGGTCTCGAGGCGATCAGCAGTGATCTCGGCGGCGACCAGCGTCTTCAGGCCGGGCCGGAACACCACGATGTGTCCTTCCGGTACCGGGCCGTTCGCTGCCTCCCAGACCATCACGTGCACCGGACGCCAGCGATTGACCGGGAACACGCCGGGGTCGTCTGTGACCTTGCGCATTAGCACCTTGCGCTTGGGATCCACCTTCTCGGTCCCGATCGGCACGTAGTTGCGTGCCTCGCTGGCCGGCCGCCCCTTCTTGAACTGGGTTTCCCGCATTCGGCCGGCGTGCCAGCCCGGCCTGCGCAGTCCCTTGTTCGGTGGTGTGGTGCCGGGTTTGAAGCGCGAGGCAATCGAGCCCGGCTCCTGTGTCCCGTTCCAGAGCGAGGCCAGCGGCTGGGTGTGGAAGTCGTCGGCCTTCTTCAGCCCCAGCGTCGCTGCCCGTCGGTACACCGCCGCACTGGGCCTTTCCAGCACGTGGGCGATCAGGAAAGCAGGGAAGCGCGGCCAGTTGAGCCGCAGCGTCTCGTCCTCGTCGGCGCTCCATGGCCGGCGCGCGTTGGGGTGTGACTTGCGCACCATGGCTCACGGGGTCCAATCCGAGCTGTTCGGGACCTGGATCTGCTGCCGCGCGCGCTGCCGGACTGCTTCCTTCCGGAAGTACGCGCGATGTTCGATCTTCTGCCCACGGACGCGGAAGCCCCAGCTGCAGGCGCGGGGCGGCAGTGTCAGCACCACGGTCCAGGTGCCTTCGTGCTTCAGGTCCTCGGCCAGCGCAATGCGATGCCAGCCCTCCGCGCGGCGGAACAGCAGTTGGCCAGCGCCGTACCAGGTCGACGAGTAGGGTTCCTCGGCGATCGCAGACGGCACCGCATCCGGTACCGCCGGCAGCGGCCCATCGAAGGGCCGGTGCTCGAAGTACCCGCCGCGCAGAATCAGGCTGAAGAACGACCAGGGGTGATCATGGAAGACGCCGCCTTGGTCGCTGCTGCGGATGTGATGAAGGCGCAGGGCCAGCCAGGGGCGCGGCTGGCCGCGGTCGTCGACGCCGGCGCGGCCAATGCGCAGCAGCCAGAAGCGATCCATGTACGGCGTGCCGTCCGCGTTGACCAGGTGGAAGTACGGCGTGCGGGCCCCACGCTGTATCAGTGCGGTGGCAAGGCGATCCAGGAGGCGGCGCCCCAACGTGCGCGGCGCCGCCTGCAGATCAATGTAGTTGCCGCAGCGGCCGCACGACTCCATATCCGGCCAGTCACGGGCGCACCCGAACAGGGCGCAGATGAAGGCGCGCAAGCGGCTCACGGCCGCTCACCCTTGTGGATCGGGGTCAGCCCGCTGGAAGCGTTCAAGGTGCCAGCCTGGATCTGGCGCATGCGGCGGGCGCGCTCGGCACGGCCGCCGCCGGCGGGTGCCCAGGTGGTGCGGTGTCGTGGCGGCATGCGGCGAACAGGAGTGGCGGGGCCGGGACGGTGCGGCTGCGCCAGCAGGAGGGGCAGCAGGTTGCCGACAGCGCTCAGAAGGTGCGGGTGCATAGGAACCTCATGCGTAGGTGGTGAGGCGGAATTGCTCGCGGACCAGGTCGTACAGCCGGCCGACCTCGGCGATCTGCAGGGCGAAGCGGGCATCGAACTCGGCGCGCCTGCCGTCCTCGTCGCCGTGCTGCAGTTGCTCCACGGCGCCGTCCAGGAAGCGGAGCTTTCGGACAATCAGGTCGTCACCGAGGACGAAAGAGAGGTGGTCCTCCAGCACCAGGGCGAGCTTGGTGACCTGCTTGCCGGTCTCCAGGTGCAGGTCGACCTCGTCGCAGCGCAGTTCGTGGTGCTGGCAGCGAACGATTGCGCCGCCCTCGACCGGATCGCGCAGCTCGCATTCCTCGCCCAGGCTGAGGCCTTCGGGCAGGGCCTCGCCGGCGAGCCAGCCGGTCAGGATCGCCCGCGGCGAGACCTCGGCATTCAAGGGCAGGGCGGGGAAGCTGCCGACCACGTTGCGCAGCTGGCCGGGGACCGCGGTTGCGAAGGCAATTCCGCGGTGATTCCTGTTCTTGCCGACGAAGGTGTAAAGCGACATGCACCAGGAGTTGTCGCTGCCCCTGGTGAGGCCGAGGTTCGCGCCGAAGCACTTGGCGGTGAATTCGACTTGTGCGCTCATGCAGCACCGCCTTGGGGCATCACGAAGCGGTAGCCGCGCAGGCGGATCGTCTCGATGGCGTGCTTGTGGCCAGCGGCAGCGAGCTTGCGGCGCACGCGCGAGACCAGCACCTGAAGGACGTTGGACTCGCGCGACGGCGGCTTGCTGTCCGGGTACATCGCCGCGTGCAGCGCGTCGACCTCCACCAGGCGATCGGGCGCCGCGACCAGAAGCTTCATCACGACGGCTTCGGTGCGGCTCAGCTTGATGGCCTTGCCGGCGATCAGCAGGCGCTGGCGCGCGACGACCGCCATGGCGCCTTCGGCGTTAGGGCCTGCAGCTGCGGCGCAGCTGCTGCAAAGGTCGGCCCCGGCCCAGGAGCAACCACCGGGGCAGGCCTGCAGCTCAGTGCAGCTGCAGACGCGGCAGTGACGTTCGGTGGCGGCCATCAGTGCACCTCCACGAAAGCCAGGTCATAGATGACGCACCGCGCCCGGGCCACCACGGGGGAGGTGGCTTTTTCCGTCGACAGGGGAACGACGGTATTGGCCCGGGCGCAGGCGTCGGGGGAAACGGAGTAGGTGCCGCCGACAACTGCGTCGACGGCATCGAGCGCAAGCTGCCAGCGGTAGGGAGAGAAGTCCTTGGCCAGCGCGGCGGACACGCCGGCGGCACAGTCCGGCACACGGCCGGTGTCGTTGAAGCCGTTGAGCACCGCCTGGGCAATGGTGGTGCGCAGGCCCCAGTCGTTCTCACTGGCCAGGGTGTAGACCTCCAGCGCCGCGCAGATGCGCGGGCTGGTGATCACCAGTGCAGCTGGTGCCCGGACGGCCTGGCCGGGTTCGTCTGTGGAAGGGGACGATGGGGAGAAGAGGGCGCCAAGGCCGGTGGCCCCGAGAGCCCCCAGTGCCAGGTACAGCGACGAAGACAGTGCAGACATGTGCTCAACCATCCGTGCTTGGAATGGTGAGCAAAGTATTGCGCAAAACTTAACGTGTCAAGCAAAATTTTGCTAAGGTTATAGTTTAAGAACTATCTGGCCCGCTCTGAGGCCTGCGCAGTTCAACAGCGCGTAGAGAATCCAGCCGGTGTTGACCGATTCTGGGGTGAAGCCCGCCACACTCTCGAGCGCATCGAACGGCAGAGGCCAGGCGAGAGCCCGGTTTGTGGCCTCATGGGCCAGTGCACCCTCCCAAACGCTCAGATCCGCGTAGCGAATGACATCGACGGTTGGAACGGAGAAGGTGGGGGCGGGGCCACGGTCCACCGTGAACTCAGCGAAATCGTCAGTGCCGATCCACCATTCCCGCCGCTCGTAGATCACCGAGCCGTGCTGGAGCCGGGCGCACTGGAAGGCTTCCTTCACACCGGCGCGCATTGCTTCATGCGTTCGCTGGGCCCCGAACAGGAACTTCGTCAGGCTTTCGACGAGCTCACCGGCTTCCACATCGGTAGTGGGGCCGAAGGGCAACTCATCCGACCTTGGCCGAACGAGCCTTCGTTGGCAGATCCGCGTACCGCACCTCAGCGTCTGCTACGCGCTCAATATTGGTCCGGCCTTGCTCGGGGACTGAGATGTAGTCCTGGATTACTTGGTTGAGCCGCTGGCCTGTGAGCACCTCAAGCGGGACATCCTGAATGAACAACATCCATGCCGGGACGCCGAAGGCTGCTGCCAAGCCGTCTACAGTGCGGACGGTCGGGGAGGTCTCGTGCGTCGTGCCGTAGGTCACCACGTTCCCGACGCTTCGCTGGGCAAGGCCAGCCCGCTTGGCCACCTTCGCCTGTGTATCCCCGGCCGCCTCCATCAGGCGGCGGACATTGTCAGCAAGGGTTCGGGAGGAATCATTGGTCACCTGAGCAGGATATTGATCAGGTCCGGCAAAGTATTGCTTTCCAACTAAGCAAAAGTTTGCTACAAATTTGCTCATGGACGCCGATACCCTCTTGCATCAAACCGTGGTGCGCCTGCGTGCGCATGAAGGGAAGTACGCCGAGATCGCCCGGCAGAGCCCGGACATCGGCTATTCGTGGCTGACGAAGCTGGCGCACGGGCAGATCACGAACCCGACGATTGCCAGCCTTCAGCAGCTGATCGAGGCCCTGGACGCCTTCGAAGGCGTGGAGCGGGAGGGCGATGAAGACCCGGTCGCCCAGGCCGATCCCGATCGGGATCTGGCCCCGGAACAAAGCAGCGACATGGACGCCGGCCGCATCGTCCCGCTGGAGACAGCCTGATGGCCGACCCGATCACAGATCAGCAGGTCACGGCTTACTCGGCGCTTCTGGGCCACCGGGCCGGGATATCGCTTCCGACTGGTCAATCGACTGCGAAAAAGCACCCAGCGCGTTCACGAAGCCTTCCTGAAAGTCCTTGCTGCGGAACACGTTCTTGCGCTCGGAGTCATCGATCCATTCCGGTTTTGATTGGTGCCATATGCCGCGTAGCACGTCTGGTCTGGGGTGCGAAGCGATGATTGCCTCGATCGCACACTTGTGGGCATCCAGTGCCCCGAGCATCAACATCAGTAGGCGCTCCTGTGCGCGGCTGTCCGTCATGTCTGCCTCCGGTGGTGGTTGGGTTGGGTCGCACCTCCCATCCTACCCGGCGGCAGACGCCATCCCTGCGCTCGGCCTGGAGACAGCCTGATGGCCCGTCGACACCTCAGCAATCCTCGCGAAGGGGAGGGCCAAGGCCACGGGCGTGAAATCCGTGAGCTGCGCGCGCTGCGCAATCAGGTCCGGGACCTGCAGCGCCAGGTCGATGAGCTCACAGTTTGGCGCGCTCAGGCGGAAGCCACGGCGCGCTGGGCCGCGGCGACACTGGCGGCGATCAAGGCAGGCCGCTCCCGGCCGTTGACGACAGTCCGGCCGGCCGGACTATTTACGCGTGCCGCCGCGGTACTGCGCGCCTTGTTCGCTCGAGGCGGGCGCAATGAGTAACGGGTATCAGACGCGCGGTCGGGCAGGCCCGCTGCCACCAACCACACCAACTGTCATAACCGCAGCGCTTCAGCGCATTGGTGCGCTGGAACGCCAAGTGCGCGCGCTACAGGAATCCACCGCGCGCGGAATTGTCGCGAAACAGGATCAGCCGATCACATGCCCATGCCAGGGGAATGGTCGTCATCTTCCCGATCGCGTGCCGCCTGTGCCTCACGCCGCTGTACTTCTTGGGCAGCCCGTTGCCGCTGCAATTCCACCGCCGCGTTCTGACGGGTGCGCTCCCTATCGTCCTTCGCCGCCTGAACCTTCTTCTCGACATCCTCAAGCCGTGCAATCACCCGGTCGAGTGCGGCGCGCTTGCTGGCTGCGACGTTTTTTGTCCGCGCTGTTTGGATGGTCGCCTGAACGTAGGAAAGGAGAACCGATGGTTCGTGATGACTGCCAATAAGCAGCTGGACGAGGGTTTCCGTTGCCATCACCTCCCTTTCAAGGGAAGCGATTTTTTCGTCGTACGTCGCAAGGCGTTGCTCAAGCTCACTAGGGGTCATGCCTTTCTCCTTGGTTGGTAACGCAAAGCGATTCTGCCACCCGTTCATAAGTTTGTCCGCGCGTAAATTGCACCCCTCGCGCGGACCCTCCAACACCCGAGGACTCCCATGCCCTGGATCGATGAAACCTGGCTGCAGGACGCACTGGTGGCTCTGAAGGCCACGTGCGATGTCGACGCACACACCCGCAACGCGATGATCCAATTCCTTCTGGACAACGGCTTCTGGGACCAGGAGAAGCTGAAGGACTGGACTAGCGCTGTAGCCAAGTTCAACAGCTGCCTCAACCCGAACAAGGCCGAGTTCTTCAAGATCGGAGAGCTGTGGGCGCTGATGCGCCGCTTTGGCCGCCACCAGCTCTTCCTGGCTATGGCCGCGGATCTCGGCTACGAGGTCCGCCCGATCCCTACCGAGCATCGCCGGCAGGAGCTGATGCAGCAGCTGCTCGATGCCCAAGTGCAGTGTGCCGCCGCCACGGAGCGCGTCGCAGGCCAGCTGGAACGCCTCAACACGCCAGCTCCGGAGCCGCGCCAGGGTGCCGTCCATGGACAGGGTCGCGCGCATTTCAGCACCAGCCCGAGCGATTGGAGCGCGCCCACCAGGGGCAACGCCGTCCAAAGCGTGGGCTGCCCGTAATGGGATAGGCCTGCGCAATGAGCAACAAAATCACGGAGCTCTGCTGGAAGCTGCAGATGCCGCCGCCCGCAAAGGCGTTGCTGATGGCGCTCGCGTGGCACGCGGACGACTTCGGCATGGCCTATCCGGGATTCACCACGTTGATCCAGAAGACCTGCCTGAGCAAGACCGCGCTGCTCAGCGCGATCGCGTGGCTGGAAGACAACCAGGTGCTGACCATTCGCCGCGGTGGCAGTGATGCCGGCGGCACCAAGTACAGCAACCGGTACAGCCTCAACCTTGGCCGCCTAGACCCAGAAGTGTTCGCATCGAAGCCGCGACGCGCGTCCAAACCGGTGCGCCAGACGGACCGGTCCGAGAGCGGCGAAGGGGTTGACCGGCCCACCAAGAGTACCGGTGTGGATGCCGAACCGGTGCGCGTCACGGACGGGTCGGAAGAGACTGAAGGCGCCGACCGGTACGCGGGAGATACCGGTACGCAAGAACGACCGGTGCGTCTCGCGAACTCGACCGGTACGTCTGGCGGACCTGACCGGTCCGTCTCGCGTACTCAACCGGTCCGCGAGACGGACCCTAAAGGTCATGAAAGGTCAGTAAAGGTCATTGAATCGTCAAACGCGCAGTCGCGCGACGACGAAGCGGTGATGCCGCAGCTCAGCGTCGACGAGGTCAATCGCGAGCTGATGGGCATCCCCCGTTTGCCGGCGGGTCTGGACCCGCAAGTTCTGGCCAGGTTCGTGCGTCATCGCCGTGTGCTGGGAAAGCCGATGACGATCAGCAGCTGGCTGGAGCTGCAGCCGCGATTCCGCCAGCTCACGGCCGATGGCCACGACCTCAACCGCTCCCTGCGCCAGACGATGGCTGCAGGCCTGGCACTGCCCGTAACACCGAAACCCGAGGGGACCGACCATGCCAACAATTCAGGCTCTGCTGCCGAACGAGTCCGACGTCGAGCAGAAGAAGACGAGCTCCGTGACGCCGCTGCAGAGGCAGACGCAGCCGCCGGCGCAGCAGGCGCCCTTGACGGCCCGGGCTACGCGAACGCTGTGGGTGCGCATGGCTGAGATCTATGGCTACCGCTGGACCAGCGCCTACGGCGAGGATCCCAGCGGCGGCGCTGCGGCGACCTGGGCAAAAGGCCTTGCCGGCCTCACCGGTGAGCAGCTGGCCGCCGGCCTGGGGTCGAGCATCGCCTCGGCTGATCCGTGGCCACCGACCCTGCCGGAATTCCGTCTACGTTGCCTCGGTGTGCCGAGTTTCGCTGCAGTACGCAACGACACCGGCCGCCGAGACGGGTTCACGCGCCTGGTATGGCAGTACCTGGATGGTCACCGGTACCGGACCTCGAGCGCCGACAAGAGCGATCGCCTGTTGCGCGAGGCCTATGACCAGGCCCGCGAATACGTGATGCGTGGCGGGAGGTTGCCGGAAGAGCCTGGGGCCGTGCTGGGTCAGGCTGCGGCGTCCCCACCGGTAGCGGCCAGCCCTGAAGCGTTGCGCCGTGCGGAGCGCGAGATGGCGGAGATCTTCGGTAGCGGCGCCGCGGAGTCCGGCAATGACGACCACCCGCCGGCGATGGGCAAGATGGCAGCAGCAGGATTGGACCGATGATCGACCAGGACCAGCTGCGCATCTATCACCGGCAACAGGTGCTGTACGCCCTGCAGCAGGCGAGTGAGCCGATGACCGCCTCGGAAGTGCACGAGGGCATGACGACCCTGGCCCTGGCCATGGGCCATCCCAGGGAATGTGCTGCCATCACTCCAGCCGCGGTCGCCGGCATCCTTCGCGGCATGCTCGGCGAGCAGCTGGTCATCCAGGGCGAGGACAAGGCCAATCGCCGCTACGGTCGCGCCGAGCCGACCTGGTCGGCCGCTGCTGGCCACGCACAGGTGTCTCAACCAACCGCACCAGGACGCATTGCAGCAGCACCAGTGGGTGCCCCAATGGCGGCCGGGCAGGGCACCCAGCTCCGTCAGATCACCATGGATCAGCGCCTGGCATTCCTGCAGGCCGAGTGCGCCGCACTGCTGGCGGATGTGACCAAGGAACATGCTGCATTCGAGCTCAGGGTTCGAAGCCAGATGGAGGCGTTCGAGGCGCGCGCTGCACGGTTGCTGGGTCTGCCGCAGGAAGGTGGCCAATGAGTAACCGGGGCCTTCGCTACAACCGCATCGAGGACATGCCGCAGGGCATGCAGCAGCTGGTGCACAAGGCTGGCCAAGGTGCTCCCCATCGCGGGCCAGTTGAGCACCACCAGCCCGCACCGGTGGAGAAGCGGCCGAAGTACGGCAACGTGATCACCACCGTGGATGGGATCCGGTTCGACTCCAAACGCGAGGCGCGCTACTACGAGCAGCTGAAGCTGCGGCAGCAAGCCGGTGAGGTGCACTTCTGGTTGCGCCAGGTACCCATGCACCTGCCAGGCGGCACCAAGTACGTCCTGGACTTCCTGGTGTTCCTGCGCGACGGCAGTGTCGATTTCGTGGACGTGAAGGGGCGGGAGACGAAGGAATTCCGCATCAAGAAGCGTGAAGTCGAGCACCACTATCCGATCAAGGTGCTGCTGGCATGAGCGGCTGGAGATCCAGCGGTCACACGGCGGGCACCCGAGTCGATCTCAGTACGGTGGCCACCACCGATCTGCTGAGGGAGATCGAGCGCCGTTGCTCGACGGCAGGGCCGCCCAAGGTCGCCCGCCCCGCGAAGGAGCGGCCATTCGCGACCAAGGCGCTCTGGGCCGAGGACAAGGTCCATCAGGCACGAGCCAAGCTCGCAGATCTCCGCGCGCTGCCGGTGCCGGCCTGCGAGGCTGAGCGGGCCGCTCGCGCCGCTCAGGACTCCCAACTGGTCACCGATATCGTCAAGTACGACGGCATGGCCAAGGCCTTCGCGAGGAAGGGTCAATGAAGCCTGCAGAGCTCAAGGCGCGGTTCCCGACGGAGGCTGCCCTGTGCACGTGCCTGATCGACTGTCTGACCGAGGCCGGCGGCTGGGAGATCTACCCCGAGACAGCCGGCTTCGACATTCTGGCTGTGTGGAAGGCGACTGGGCATCAGCTCGGCATCGAGGCGAAGCTGCAGCTCAACGCCAAAGTGGCCGATCAGATCCTGCCGGCGCACTGGAGCAACGGCGACCAGCGGGGGCCAGACTTCAGGGCGGTGCTGGTTCCCTGCACGACAGCGGCGAACTACGGCATTGCACGGATGCTCGATGCGCTGGGCGTGCAGGTCCTGGTGCCGGACAGCTGTGTCAGCCGTTGGAATCCACAGCCGGGCGAGAAGATCCAGCGGGAGGTGCACCGGCACGGCCTTCATCAGCACGCGCCCTGGGACACCGCCGGCGGTGCGCTTCGAGAATGGTGGGGCGCCACCGCGTGGTTTGACTGGAACCCCACCCGACGCTGTGAGCTGCCTGAGTTCGTGCCGAAGGTTGCCGCGGGTGTGCCGGCTCCGATCCAGCTCACGCCTTGGAAGGTTGGAGCACTGAAAGTGCTGGCCGACCTCGAGCTCGACGGCTTCACAACTGCGAAGGGTGTCCGGGCCCATGGCGTGGATCCGCGCCGCTTCTGTGCTTCCGATGGATGGCTGAAGCAGCTGGGCGAGGGGAAGTGGGCGCGCGGGAGGCTCCCGGCATTCGAGGACCAGCACCCCGAGGCCTACGCTCAGGTACTGGCCCAGGCGCGCGCCGCGCGCGCTGCAGCGGCAGCAGAGAAGACCCAGGAACAGACGTCATGAACGAAACTGCAGTCGGTACCAACGCGCTCGCAGCCGCGCGCGAGCTCGAGGTGGCTTTCCTCAAGGGGAAGAAGATCCCCTCCTGCGCCAACTGCAACGGCAAGGCGAAGGTGTGCTGGCCTGGCCGCGAGTCGCAGCTCGTACAGCTCCAGTGCCGGCACTGCGGGACACGCGGAGCCATCTTCGACAGCAGCGCGCCAGTCCAGTGTGGCCGCTGTGGTACCGCCCCGACTGGTCTGTTCCCGCGAGGCGCACAGATCCAGTGCTGCGGCTGCGGGGCATCCTCAGCAGTGTTCGTTGGTCCGGATCCCGCCGGCGCTCTTGCCGCGGCGCTGGATGCCTGGTGTCGACGTGCGCCGGTGCTTCCTACGGCGGGCGACGACAGTGCAGGCAAGCGGCGCCGGGGCGCAGCTCCGGATGGGTTCGACGACGAGGGCAAGGGCGACGTGCTAGAGCTGCTGTCGCGCCTGCTGGTCGGCGGCAGCTACCGGATGCCCGTTGAGGGGCGCAGCACCCTGGCGCCACTCGGCAGCAGCGACATCGCCGGCGCGGTCGGCTACATGCGCAATCCGCTGGAGAAGCACACCGCGCTCGCGGTAGCGACGAGGATGGGTCCAGCCTCGATCGCAAAGCTCTCCCTCGCGGCCTACCGTCAGGTGGCGAAGGACGTGCGTGCTATGCGGCCGCGGCCGCTGGATCTCGGCAAACCGGCTGATCGTTGGCGCCTGCGCCTGGTGATCTACGACGCAGCACATGAGCTGGTGTGGCCAGAGCGGCGGCAGCCGTTCACAGGCCTTGCCAAGTCCGCGAAGATGCGGAAGGGCAACTACATCAAGGCCCACAAGTGCGCCAGCGCTGTCCTGCAGGAAGCCCTTCATGGTGGAAGGAGCGGATTCCGGCAGGCGATGTGGAGCTGAGCATGAATGAGACAGCTAGTGCTCAAGACTGAGATGATCACTTGTGGCAATGGTGACTGCCCTATGTAGGTCGTCAAAGCCCTTCGTCAGTGCGTACAGCTCAACCTGACGCTTCCTCCAGGCCTTCAAAGCAGCCTCATCTACGTAAGAGCTGGCGAAATCGGGGATCGGCGTTTTTTCAGCCAATCTTGCAATGTGCATTGCGCGCGTCGCCATCTTGACGACGCCCTCGCTGGCTTTCCTGCCGAACAGGTACCGAAACGTCGGGGCGAGCGCCAGCATTGCATCGGCTTGCTTCATCTCGGCGCCAACTCGGAATGCTTTTGCAGCTATACGCAGTTCTTCGTAGGCTGCGAACCGACGGTCGAATAGGTCCAGCTTCAGCTTGTTTCTTGCCGTCCTCCATTGCCGCCAGGCGACGTAGAAGACCATCATTGCAAGACCGAGCTGGCCAGCTGCCGTGGCCAACTTGATCTGCAGATCCGTCATGCCGAGCACGGTCTCAACCATTGCGACATCCTCCCTGTATTGGCCGGGATTATCACATTTGTTAAGGTTTGTTAGGGGCGGTATCGTTGTCCGCCCAATTCATGGAATGAACGTATGAACTACAAAACCCTCGACTTCAATGTGACCCCAGTCGAAGAAGTGATCAAATACGCGGCGGACGTCCTGTATCAAGCCGCGCACCGCCAGCGCGCCTTGGCCAGAGCCGCACTTGAGGGAACGCTTCCTGCGTCGTTGACCCAAACTCAACACGAAGATGCTGTTGCAGAAGAGGCGCGGGACGCTTTGCTTCAGTGCGAGGATGACTACAAAGCCTTGCATGCCTGCAAGAGACAATTGCTCAACAACTCTTCCTGGGCGAGTTTCGCGACGACGGGAGGACAACGAGAGTTGACCGCGAAGGGAAAAGCCATCTCTGGTTCTATCGGAAGATTGCAGACTGCGTATTCGGATCTGCAGGACGCCGCAGGAGCTGTTCCTGGTAGCGAAGATCTGGTTCGTGCGGGACACCTTGAAATCCTCAGTCAGTTTGGTCACAGCGTCGAAGTCCGCATGGTTACCGAGATCCGGCAGCTTCAGAGCATCTAAGAATAGAGTCCAGATTCGTTAATCTAGATGACCTCAGTTGTTCCTCATGAGGAAGATTTCTTCCTCATGAGGAACCGCAGTTGCCTCGGGAACCGAAAGTAGGTTTGAATTCCCACAGTGGGCGTTCTTATGGGCGCCTCAATTCAAAGGCCGTTGATTGACCAGGACGTGGGAGTCCACTGGTCGATCAGCGGCCTTCTTGTTTGCGGGGTAGAGCAGTCCGGCAGCTCGCGTGGCTCATAACCACGAGGTCGGTGGTTCGAATCCACCTCCCGCTACCAAACGGCCGGTAGTCATGGCCACCACTCAAGCCAGCACATAGGCCGTCGTGAGACGCGCCGCTGGTGTCCGCGCGACCTTGCAACCGCGGTAGTGGTGGGCCATGCCGGCCTCCTTTCATTGGGGGAACCGCGGTGAGCATCAAAGAGCAGATCACAACGGACCTGGCGGTCGCAGGTTCGAAGATCGGAGCGGCCGTGAGCGTCACCGCTGCGACCTACTCGCCGGGCTACACGCTGAGCGACTGGGCGCTGATCGGCACGATCATCTTCACCATCGTCCAGACGTTCACCGTCATGGTGAAGAACTGGGGTGACTGGTCGGCCTGGTGGACCGCTCGCATGGGCAACGCCAGGCGACTCTGGGCGTGGATCCGCCGCCGTGGCTGACGCCAAGCTCAGCACCAAGCAACGCGTCGGCTTCGCCGCCGCGCCGCTGGCGCTGATCGGTGCCCTGGTCGCCGCCCTGGGCACGAACGACTCGGCTCATGAAGGGCGGCGCTACACCCCGTACTACGACTCGGCCGGCATCCTGACTGTCTGCGCCGGCATCACCGGCCCGGCGGTGGTGAAGGGCAAGCGCTACACCGACGAGGAGTGCACCAGGCTGGAAACGGCCTACGTGCAGACCATGCTGCGCCACATGGGGCAGTGCGTCCGCGGTGAGTTCGAGTTCCACGAGATCAAGGCCTGGGGCCACTTCGCCTACAACATCGGCACGCCGGCATTCTGCGCCAGCACCGCGGCGAAGCGGCTCAATGCTGGCGAGCGCCAGCCCGCTTGCTCCGAAATGTGGAAGTGGCGGCTCGTCAGGATCGACGGGGTGAGGCGCGACTGCGCGTTGCCGCAGTGGCGTTCGAAGTGCGGCGGCATCATCGATCGTCGGCAGTGGGAAATGGCCACCTGCCAAGGCCGCTTGCAGTGATCACCAGGGCGGCCGTCTCTGCCTGGTGGGCAGCCTGGAAGTGGGTTGCCATCCTGGCTGGCCTGCTGACCCTGTCGCTCTGGCTCAACGTCAGGCAGTACGGCGATCGCCGTGAGGCTGCAGCTGCATCACGGGCGGCAACTCTCGCGGACACGCTTGAGGTGACGGCAGGAATCGCACGCCAAGCCCAGTCCGACAGTAGCCAGCTGCTGCAGCGCCTGGAGGCGATCGCCGTGCGCGGGGAGCGGACCAGGACCATCTACCGAGCAGCTGCTGCAGCGCAGCCGCTGCCAGCCAATTGCGCCCCGGGTCAGGCCCGGGTCGACGCCATCAACCAGGCCCTCGGGCCGACCAGCAGGACTGCGAAGTGACCCAGAAACCCTCGATTGGACGGATCGTCCACTACGCCCTGAGCGATACCGACGCGACCCGCATCAATGCACGCAGGACCGATGGCCCGTCCATCCAGGAGCGGCTGCTGGAAGACGCCTGGCCCGTCGGCGCCCAGGCACACATCGGCAACAAGGTCGCCGCTGGCGACGTGCTGCCGGCCATGATCGTTGCAGTACAGCCGAACGGCCAGATCAACGCCCAAGTGTTCCTGGACGGCAACGACGTGCTGTGGGTCACCAGCCGGGACGAGGCCAGCGAGGAATCCGGCAGCCACCCGGGTCGCTGGCATTGGCCGCAGCGCTGACACCATGCAGCTGCGCCAGGCTCTCCCGATCGCGGCACTGATGCTGCTGGCCGGCTGCACGCAGCACCTGCAGCGTGTGCCGGCGCAGTGCGACGCGATGTGCTTCCGCCCGTGCGTCGATGCCGGCGAAGACACCGGCGTGCGTGTGACGGCCGATCCTGCTGCCGCGGACGCCTGGGACAACATCGGCGGGGACGTGGTCGGCCAGTTGGCCGACAAGCTCCGCACCTGCGACGTGCGACGGAAGGCCTGCGAACAGTGCCTGCGCCGGCTCGACGCCAAGAACGTAATCCAGCTTTGAGCGCCATCCCGGCGCCATAGGAGAGCAGCATGTCGAACCAGCAAGCCGGTACAAGTCCACTGGCGGACCCGCAGACCCCGATCGAATCCGCCGTGAAGGACCTGGCGCGAACTCAGCAGGAGCTGCATATCGCCGTCGAGCAGCTGGCACGTCGCCTCGCACCGGCGCTGGCTGTGGGCAAGCCGGCCGACGCAGCGTCCACGGGCCGCCCACTGGGTGTCTCGCCGCTGCTCGAAGACCTGTTCCAACGGCGCGACTCTGCGGCAGCCACCCTGGACATCATCACCGAGCTGCATGCTCAGCTGACCCTGTGAGCCGGACACCCGCCAGCTTCAGCCTCACGGTCGTGCGGGGTGCGACCTGGGAGGACGACTTCACCTACACCAATCCGGATGGGAGCCCGTTCGACCTGACGGGCTACCAGGCGCGTATGCAGGTGCGGACGCTGGCGGGCCAGTTCGGGCTGACCCAGGCCGACACGTTGGTGATGGAGCTCACCACCGACGCCGGGTCCCTGGTCATTGGCGATCCTGTGGTGGGCGTCGTATCGATCACAGTGTCGGCCGCTGCCACCGAGGTCCTGAACCCTGGCAACGAGCGGAAGGTGAAGCACTGCTACAGCCTGGAGCTGTTCAAGCCGGCAGGTGCGGATCCCGAATACGTGATCCCGCTGGTGGCAGGCAAGGTCACCGTCCAGGGCGAGACCACGCGCTGATGCCTGTGATCCGAGCCAGCGAGGGAGCAGCACGCGTGATTGTGGTTGAGCGCCGCGGCGCCGTCGCGATCCGCGACCCCAGAACGCCCATCGTTGCAGCATCGAAGCCCACCAAGGTCGAGGCGATCCAGGCAGATACCAGGACGGTAGAGGTTGCAGCGCGCGGCGCGCAGGGCCCGGCAGGCCCGGCCGGCCGCGACGGCACGTCGCCGGAAGCCACATACCCGGTCGGCCAGCCGATCCATGGCCACCGCGTGGTGCGGCTCGACGGTGGTAAGGCCTACCACCCCGACACGGGAGTGCTGGAACACGCGCAGGCCTGCGTCGGGATCGCCCTGCAGTCGGCGAACACCGGAGATGTGACGGTGCGCCTGGCCGGCACTGTCGAGGAGGGCAGCTGGACCTGGCACGACGGCGCGGTGTGGTGCGGAGCAGATGGCGCTCTGACCCAGAGCCCGGGCGATACCGGCTGGCTGCTGTGCGTCGGCCGCGCGCTCAATGCCACCACCCTGATGATCGACTTCGATACACCCATCGCACGGATCTGATCCCATGGCTGACAAGACCCTCCAGCTCAAGAACAACATCACCACCGAGGTCGAAGGCGTCACCGCGTCAGCTGGCGCCGCCGACGCCGGCAAGATTGCGGCACTCGGCCCTGATGGCCGCTTCGACGACTCGCTGCTGCCGGCCGGCATTGGCGCGGACACCAAGATCTACCCGGCCAGCGAGGTGCTGGCGGCCGGCGACTACGTGAACATCTGGGACGACGCCGGCACGGCCAAGGTACGAAAGGCCGATGCCAGCGCCGCCAACGCCGGCAAGCGCGCCCATGGCTTCGTGCGCGCCGGCGTCGGCACCATCGGCAGCGATGCCACCGTGTACTTCGAAGGGCCGAACAGCTCGCTTTCGGGGCTGGCCCCAGGCGCGACCTATGTGCTGAGCCACACCACCCCGGGCGGTGTCGTGGCATTGGCGTCGGGTACCACCACGGCCGGCCACATCCTGCAGATCCTGGGCGTGGCCACCGCCGTGGGGGAAATCAACGCCGAGATCGGCAATCCGGTGGTCCGAGCCTGATATGGCAGCACGGCGTCCGCTTGTCCTGGACGCGAGCAATCGCACCAGGGAGCTTCCGGCCGGCGACATCCTGATAGGTGTTCCGCTCTATCTGCCCGTTGGTCTGCGTAGCGGCGGCATTGCTTCCTTGCCGCTGTCGACCACGTTCACGCTCACCATTGGGCTCAGCGCCGGCGGTACATTCGACGTGCAGGCAACCACCTGATGGCTATCCGCACACCTCTCTACCTCGATCAGCCGCTGGCGCGCATCGCAGAGCTTCCTGTTGGAGACACGCTCGACACGGCGCTTCTGCCGTCTCTGCTTGGGCGCAACGTTGCGATCAATGGCGACTTCAGTATGTGGCAGCGCGGTACGGAATTCGGCGCATCTGGATACAGCGCCGATCGCTGGTACTTCAATGCCGGTGGTGGCGTCACGTCACCGTTTCTGCGCCAGAACCCGATTCCGCTCGGTGCTTACAACACCCTATGCCCCAACTGGGCGTGGGTTAGCTATACCGGCAGTGCGTCCGCAAGCCACTGCGTAGTGCTTGAGCAGCGCATTGAGGACGTGCGTACTTTCGCAGGTTACACCCTGGTCGTTACCTTCCTGGTGTTCAACGCCGGAGCTGCTGGGCGGAAGATCGCCGTAGAGTTTGGACAGAATTTCGGCGGCAGTGGCGGCTCGCCAAGCACGTCTGGCATTGGAGCCGCAACGTATACGCTTGCAGCAGGTGTGAACGCTATTACCCACGTCGTGCAGATACCGTCTATTTCTGGGAAAACCCTAGGAACCACTCACACGGGTTATCTGATTCTCACGCTTTGGGCGTCAGGTGGTTCTGACTTCAACGCGAGAAATGCGTCTCTCGGGCCGCAGACAGGTGATGTGCATTTCGCCCAGGTGCAAGTTGAACGTGCAGCTGTTACGCCGTTCCAACGCCGCCTGCAGGCGGTGGAGATGATGCTGTGTCAGCGCTACTACGAGCTCGTTGGGTTTGTCGCTACCTCAGACGGTCCGTTCTTCTCTACCTACACATACAAAGTTCAAAAGCGCGCTGTACCCACTCTTACGGTCCTGGGGGCATCTATTTCTCCAGCTACGCTAAATGTGCGCGGTTCGACATCTTGGTTCAGCATGGACGGTAGGGCTACATCTTCGGTTGCCAGTTATTGTTCAGCTGATGCGGAACTTTGATCATGTACCAACTCACTGAAAGCCCCGATGTTGTCTACTGCGCCGAACAGCGATCGTGGATCTCCAAGGGAACCTGGCAGTGGGGTGACTACGAGCTTTGGCTGGAAGAGGGCAATACCCCGGATCCAATCGGTCCTGCCTACACGCTGTACTCGCCCGAGCACTTCCGAGCAATCCGCGATGCGGCGTTCGCATGGATGAATTCCGAGGTGAAGGGTCGCGGATACGATGACCTGGCCAACTGCGCCAGCTACTTCAACAGCGGCGTGGAGCGGTATCGTTTGGAAGCGCGGGCGCTGGTTGCTTGGCGCGACGCAGTGAATCAGCGGCTGGAGCAGCTTGTACTTGCGCCGCCTACAGGCATCGAGACCTGGGAGCAGGTGCGTCCGCTCCTGCCGCAGCCTGAAGCGTTCCCATGGCCGGCGAGCGTAGAGCTCCCGCTGGAGGCTGGTGACGGCCCCACTGCTCAACTTTGATCAATCTGAGAGGAACCCAGCCAGTGGCCGGAAAGATCGACCCGGCGACGGGCCTGCAGGACCAGCAACGGCGGTTCGCGGACGAGTACCTGGTCGACTTCAATGGCACCGCCGCCTACATGCGTGCCGGTTACAAGGCCACCGGCGCCGCGGCCAGCGCCGCTGCCGCGAGGCTGCTGGCCAACGCCAAGGTGCAGGCCTACCTGGCCGGCCGGAAGGAAGAGCTGCTGCTGTCTCAGCGGGTCGATCAGGAAGCGGTTTTGGCCCGGCTTGCTTTCATGGCGCTGGGCGACATCCGGACCCTGTTCGACCAGCACGGCAACCTCAAGCCGATGAGTGAGCTCACGGTCGAAGAGGCCAGCCTCGTCCAGGGCGTTGAGGTGTTCGAAGAGTGGGAGGGGCGCGGCGACGAGCGCCGTGCGGTCGGCCTGACCAAGAAGATCAAGCTGGTCAGCCGCCTGGACGCGGTGAAGACCCTCGGCACGCATTTCGGCATGTTCGCCAAGAAGGTCGAGCACACCGGCAAGGATGGCGGTCCGATCGAAACCCAGACGCGGATCCTGGGCGATGTGATGGATCTGATCGACGGATCCGATACGGGCCCCGGGCCGTCGGCGTCACGGAGCAAGTAGGCCGTGGAAGAACTGAGCGACCAGGACGCCAGCAGGATCATCGAGAAGTTGGGGGATCGGTGGTGGCGCCTGAACAACCTGTACTACATCACGGACAAGTTCGGCCGGCGGGTGCAGTTCAAGCTGAATGAGGTGCAGGCCGACCTTGATGACAACCTGCACACGTTGAACCTGGCCCTGAAGTCGCGACAGCACGGCATCACGACCTGGGCCTGTATCCGCGCCCTGGACATGGCGCTGTTCAAGAAGAACACCAAGGCCGGTGTGGTCGCCCACACCGCCGGCGATGCAGCCAAGTTCTTCCGCAGCAAGGTGCTGTACGCCTACGACAACCTCCCGGACTGGCTGAAGAAGATCCGGCCCGCAGTCCGGCGCGACATGCGCGACGGTGTCCTGGAGCTGGCCAACGGCTCCAGCATCGAGGTGTCGGTGTCTCACCGCGGCGGCACGCTGACCTTTCTGCATATCTCCGAGTACGGGCCGATGTGCGCCATGTATCCGGAGCGTGCAGGGGAGGTGGCGTCTGGCGCATTGAACGCGATCGCCTCCGGCAACATTGTGGTGATCGAGTCGACGGCCTACGGCGCTGCAGGCGACTTCTATGAGCGTTGCCAGACGGCGATCGAGCTGGACCGGCAGATCCGCGCCGGCACGGCCAAGCTGACGGCGATGGATTACCGCTTCCACTTCTATCCGTGGTTCCGGGATCCGATCAACGAGCTCGACCCGGACGGCGTCACGCTCACCGCGGAGGACCAGGCCTACTTCGCCAAGGTCGAGGCGGAGATGAACTACACGCTGCGGCCCGAGCAGAAGGCCTGGTATGTCAAAAAGGTGGCCGAGCAGCGCGACAAGATGAAGCGGGAGCACCCCAGCACACCGGAAGAGGCCTTCCAGGCGAGCACTGAGGGCGCGTACTACGGCAAGGAAATGGCCACCGCCGACAGCAGCGGACGGATCACCGATCTGCCGATCAACCCACAGGTGCCCATCCACACCTTCTGGGACATCGGCCGAAGCGACGCGACGAGCATCTGGTTCATGCAGGAGAACGGCCCGTGGCTGGACTTCGTCGACTTCTACGAGAACTCCGGCTTCGGCGTGGCGCACTACGCCAAGGTGCTCAAGGAACGCGGTTACCTGTACGGCAAGCACTACTGGCCCCACGACGGTGCCAACGAGGACTGGTCCGCCAACGAGAACCGGGTTCAGGTGGCCGGCAAGCTCGGGATCAAGCCGATTGTTGTGGTGCCCCGGATCAACGACATCACCGAGGGCATCGACATGGTGCGCAACATGCTGCCGCGCTGCCGGTTCGACAGGGTTCGGTGCGGCCCACCCAAGGCAGGCGAGGGCCGCGGAGGGCTGGAAGCCCTGCGGCGCTACACCAAGGTCTGGAACGAGAAGACCGAAACGTATTCCGACCTCCCATTCCACAACTGGGCCAGCAATCCTGCCGACGCGTTCCGGCAGGCGGCCCAGGGCTATGTCAGCAGCAGCGGCCGTCGCGTCGGCGAGTCGCGCGGCATGGCCAACGACAACTGGAGAACTGCATGAACGTTTCCCCGCGCGAGCGGAACACGCCTACCTCGGTCGAACTGGTCGACCTGCTGTCGATGCTGGTGGCCGCAGCAGATGAAGGGCAACTGGTAAGCGTTGCTTTCATGTTGCGATCGCCGGAGGGCGACACCATGGTCGACTACCGTGGCAGCCACGAGCTGAGCGAGCTCACCGCCAGGACCGTCCTGCAGCGCATCGCCCAGGACATTGCCGTGACCCATCCGGCGATCGCCGCACGGATCGAGTCGGATCTCACCAGGAAGGCGAACTGACGTGGACGAGACCACGGTCCAGCAGCTGGCAATCCATCTGCAGCAGGCCCGCGCCTACGCACGCTACCTGCCGGGGGGCGAGAACCACGGCACCCTGGTAGAGGACCACGTCCTGTCACCGGATCAGGCTGCAGCTGCGGTGGTGGAAGAGCTGAATGCCGCGTTGGAGCTGCTGGGAGCTGAGGCATGAGCGCCGAGGTCGAGCTCGCCCCGGATGGCTTCGTGTGGTGTGGCAAGAAGGGGGATCTGACCCTGTACCTGACCCACATCGTGCGCGATGGCGACGACGATGCAGCGCTCTACATCCGCAACGAGAACCGCCGGGTCGAAGGAATGAACCCGATTACCGGGATGATCGCTTACGGCAGCCCAGCCTACGTGGTGCCGTTCCGCGACTTCTGGATCTTCCGTCCGGAGGACAAGGACCGTGGTCGCCACCACACCATCGGCGACATGGTTGCTCGCCTGCAGAACGCCTCGGTTGCCCTCTACGGCTTGGACGTCCCGGCCTACCGCCACCGCATCCATGACGCCATCCTCGAGTTCTGCGACGACGTGAAGAACCTGCGCCCGCCGGCGGAGCAGACCCGGGAGCAATGGCTCGGCGAGATGGCGCGGATGGGGATCCAGATCAAGATCAACGGGCAGAAGGTGAACTGATGCAGACGATCGAGAACTTGCGCAGCGAGCCGGCCTACGACCCAGGCGCTGCCGACGTGGCCACCGCGGCGCCGCCCGACGTGGAAGGCCACCCGCTGGACAGTCTGGAGAACCGCCGTCTCCATGCGAAGGTGCTGGATTACTGGTACACGGCCCTCGATGCGTTCTACGACAACCGCATCGAGCAGATGCTCGACTACGACTTCTACGACCACATCCAGTGGTCAGAGGAAGACCGTGCGGTACTGGCGGCCCGCCACCAGGCGCCACTGACCTACAACAAGATCAAGATGGCCATCGACTGGGTCATCGGCACCGAGCGCCGCACCCGCATCGATGGCGTCGTGCATCCGCGGGCCGAGGATGACGTCGACATCGCCGCGGTGAAGTCGGAGCTGATGAAGTACCTCAGCGACACCAATCGCGTGCCGTGGGCGCGCAGCCAGGCGTTCAAGGATGCCGCGATCGCGGGCTGCGGCTGGACCGAAGAGTCCATCCGGACCGACCGCGCAGACGAGCCGGTGATGGTGGGCCACATTCCCTGGCGGCAGATGCGCCGGGACCCGGTCAGTCGCGCGCTGGATCTGAGCGACTGTCGCTTCCTGCTGCGGGAGAAGTTCGCCGATCTGGACTATGCGGAGGCGATGTTCCCGGACCGCATCGAGCTGGTGAACCGCGCTGCACAGGACCACTACGACGGCGACAATGGCGCCTTCGACGAAGAGCTGGATCTCCCCCAGGTCTTCCGTCGCTACGACAGCCGCGGCCACACCGTGACCGGCCGGCGCATTACTGGCAGGGCCTCCCTGGACAGCCGCTGTCGACTGCGGGTCCGCCTGATCGAGTGCTGGTTCAAGCGGCCGGTCGCCCACAAGCGGCTCTGGGGCGGCGAGTTCCGTGGTGATCGCTTCGATCCGAGCAACGTGAAGCACCAGGTAGCGCTGGCGGCAATGAAGAGCGAGGCCTCCCCGGTGTACTCGCTGTCCGACGCGGTGGTCGAGGAAATGTGGTGCGCGATCTTCACCGAAGGCGGCCTGCTGCAGCTCAAACGCAGCCCGTTCCGGCACGGGCGGTTCCCCTACACGCCGTACTGGTGCTATCGCCGCAACCGCGACGGGATGGAGTACGGCCTGGTCCGCGGCGTGCGCGACTCGCAGGAAGACCTGAACAAGCGCATGAGCAAGCTGCTTTGGGCCCTGAGCACCAATCAGCTGTTCTACGAGGACGGCGCCATCGATGAGGACCGCATCGAGGAAGTGAAGCGCGAGATCGCCAAGCCCAATGGCGTTATCCCGCTGAAGAACAACGGACTGGGCAGGATCAAGGTGGAGCGTAACCTCGACGTTGCTGAGGCGCAGATCAAGCTGCTGGAGCTCGATGCGGCGCACATCCATGACGGCACCGGAGTGAACCGCGAGCTCCTGGGACGCGAGACCAACGCGGCCAGTGGCCGGGCGATCTTGGCCAAGCAGCAGGAAGGTGCCGTGAGTACGGCTGAACTGTTCGACAACTACCGCCTGGGCATCCAGCTCAGCGGCGAAAAGCAGCTGTCGCTCACCGAGCAGTTCATGACCGAGGAACGTCAGTTCCGCATTGTCGGCGAGCGCAAGGGGCTGGACTGGCGGGTGATCAACCAGTTGCGCCTGGACACCCTGAACAACGTTTGGGTGGTCGACAACGACATCAGCCGGAACCAGGCCGACTTCATCGTCGACCAGCAGGACTTCCGCGAATCCATGCGTCAGGCCTTCGCCGAGCAGTTCTTCGACATGCTGGGCAAGCTGCCGCCAGAGATGTCCGTCCAGCTGCTGGACCTGGCCTTTGACATGATCGATATGCCGGGCAAAGACGAGGTCGTGCAGCGCATCCGCAAGATCACCGGCCAGTCCGACAACGACCAGGACGTCGACAGCCCCGAGGCGCAGGCGCGTCAGCAGCAGGAAGCCCAGGACCGCGAGGTCGCCCTGCGCGAGCGCATGGCCAAGGTCGGACTGGACGAGGCCAAGCGCGAAGAGATCATGGCCAAGGCCAAGGCATTGCAGATCAAGACCAAGGGTGACGCGCTCAACGTTGCCGAGCTGATCGAGATCCTGCTCCCCCTTGCTCCGGCGGCAGACCGCCTCCTGAGCACCCAACAGACCCCCGAGGAAACCGCTCATGCAGCAGCCTGACAACGCCGGCCAGCATTCGCTGGCCGCGAACGAACTGGAAATGACCGAGGGTGAGCGCGCGGCGCTGGCCAGCGCTGATGGTGCCGCCCCTGGCGATGCCGCTGCAGCTACTGGCACCACCGATGCGTCGGCAGCCGCCACCGCGACCGCGACCGCCACGCCGCCGGCCGAAGGCTCAGCTGCGCCAGCGGCGGGCGCTCCGGCGGACGGTGCGGCACAGCCTGATGCAGTGGCCGCCGCTGCCGCGGCAATTGCTGCAGATGGGACGGCCCATGCGCCGCCAGCAACGTCCGAGCCGCCGCCGGCCACGCCCTTCGTGCCGACCTACGCGGCCGACGAGCGCGACTATGGCAAGGAGATCGGCGAGATCAACGGCAAGCTGCAGGCCCTGAAGGAGAAGTACAAGGCCGGCGACGTCGAGGATGAGGTGTATGAGCAGCAGTACGAGGATCTGCGCGACGAGCGCGGCCGCGTCGAGCGCGCCCAGGACATCGCCGCCCTGCAGCAGCAGCTCAGCCAGCAGAATGCCGACCAGTCCTGGGCGTACCTGCAGCGCCAGTTCCTCTCCCGACCGGAGAATGCCGCGATCGCCGCAAGCCCAATCCGCTTCGCTGCATGGGAGCAGGCGATGCAGTCGGTGGTCAACGAAGCCGCAGCCGCTGGCCGACAGCTCACCGACTGGGACATCCTGGCCGGCGCGCGCGATCTGCTGGCGGCCGAGGGTCTGCTGCAGGCATCAGCTGCCGCGACCGCGCCCCCCGTGGCGCCGCCCCCGACGAAGCCGGACCGTAGCGCGCCGCTGGGTGATGTGCCGGCCACACTGAGCACGGTACCGGCTGCAGCTGACCCGACCTCCCGATCGACCGCTGACGCTGCCGCCGGCATGGACAACATCGAGGACATCGAGTCGTTCCTGGCCGGGAAGTCGGAGAGCGAGCGCGATCGCATCCTGCGCGATGTGCCGGGCTCCTTCGTGGCGGACAACTGAGCCTCATGCCCAAGCTGCACACCACCCTGGAGCCCGGCGACGTGGTCCTGATCCCGTCGGGCTCAGGCGCATCGATCACCTTCACCGAGAAGAGCGGCAAGCGCTCGCGTGTGATCATCGAATCCAACACCCCGGTGACGATCACCCGAGCCGGTGAGCAGCAACCTACTGGTGATGCGCTGCAGCGAGTGGCGCGCCGGCCAACGCCCGCGATGGGCTGAACATCCTCAAAACCTGCGCAGTAGTGCGGGTCAACGACAGAGGCGCAGAAGTGCCGTGATCTCCCTGGAGAAGCAACATGGCACAGACGATCGTGGGTCTGAACGACCCCAAGGCCCGGAAGCTGTGGTCTGCGGACCTCATGGTTTCGGTATCCAAACAGTCCTACTGGACGCGCAAGATGATGGGCAAGGGGTCGGAGACCTCGATGCCGGTCATGCTGCAGACCGACCTGGAGCAGGAAGCTGGCGACACCATCAGCTACGACCTGTCCGTGCAGCTGTCCGGTGGCGTCATCGAAGGCGACCAGAAGGCCGAGGGCAAGGGCGAGAAGCTCGACTTCTTCACCGACAAGGTCTTCATCGACCAGGCCCGTAAGCCGGTCAGCTGCGGCGGCCGCATGAGCCGCAAGCGCACCGTCCACGACCTGCGCAAGGTCGGCCGCAACCGGCTGACCGAGTTCTGGGCGCGCTTCTACGACGAGCTGTTCTTCATGTACGGCTCGGGCGCCCGCGGCATCAACGAGGACTACAACGTCCCGCTGAACTACGCCGGTCGTGCTGGCAACCCGTTCGAAACACCGGACAGCTCGCACATCCTGTTCGGCGACGGCGCCAGCAAGGCATCGCTCACCTCGGCCGGCAAGATGAGCCGTGTCCTGATCGAGCGCGCCAACACCAAGGCCGCTTCGCAGGGCGGTGGTTCGACCCAGGTGGCCGAGATCCAGCCGATCACCATCGCCGGCGGCGAGCACTTCGTCACCGTCATGCACCCGTTCCAGGCGCATGACCTGAAGACCTCCACGGATCCGGGCAACTGGCTGGACATCCAGAAGGCGGCAGCCGCCGCCGAAGGTGCCAGCAACCCGATCTTCAAGGACAACCTGGGCATGATCGGCAACACGATCCTGCACAAGCACAAGTCCGTGGTGCGCTTCGGGGACTACGGTGCCGGCGGCAACGTTGCGGCGGCTCGTGCGCTGTACCTTGGCCGTCAGGCCCTGGTGCTGGCCTTCGGTTCGCCGGGCAACGGCCTGCGCTTCGACTGGTCCGAAGTTCCGCTCGACCACGGCAACGACATCGAGATCTGCGCCGGTGCGATCTTCGGCATCAAGAAGACGCGCTTCAACGGCAAGGACTTCGGCACGATCGCCCTGGATACCGCCGCGGCCGATCCGAACCCGCAGTAAGCCGCAAACCAAGAGCCCCGGCATGCCGGGGCTCTTGCGTTCAGAAACCAAGTTTTTAACAGGAGAAATCCATGTCCACGAAACTCGCAATTGGCCGCAACAGCGGCGCATCGTCGCCGGCCGCCGGTCTGCTGGTGGTCAACGACTACAGCTGGCCGGTCGAGGCCGGAGCGGATGGCGATCTGGTCCTGATCGGCGAGCTGCCGGCCAATCACAAGCTGCACAGCCAGGCCTCGGGCCTGTTCGCCAAGCTGGACGCCGCCGGCAAGTTGGCTGCGCAGAACGTCACCGTCTTCATCCCGGACGCGATCGACGGCGCCTCGGCGGCTGGCAACACCGTCATTGCTCCGACCGCAGTGGTGGCGGACACCGCGGCGTTCATTCCGGTGTCCCTGCACCTGGTCGCTGAGGCCCTGGGCTCCAAGCCGGTGAATCGTCCGGTGTACGTGAAGCTCAACACCGCCCCGGGCGCCCAGCAGGGCGAGCTGATCCTGCGCCTGGCCGCGTTCCCGGCCTGAGCCACCCACCCGTAGCGGGGCTGCAGCTGCAGCCCCGCCTACCAGGAGCATCCCATGCTGATTGCATGCAAGTTCAAGCGCCCGAAAGCGCCCGTTGAGCTGGACGGCACTGTCTACTTCTTCGCGCCGATCGACCCGGCCAATGCCGATTCGGAACACGTCGCGGACGTCGAAAACTCCGACCACATCCAGCGGCTGCTGGGCATTCCGGAGGCCTACTACATCGCCAGGGCCCAGAGCCTGCAGACCACCAGCAAGCCGGTAGCGCCGGTCGACTCGGCCGCAGGCCGGGAACCGCCAACGGCGCCGGTTGTCAGCAGCACCGGTACCGATGCCGGCGGCGATGGCTCAGGCGCCAGCACCACCACGAGCTCCAACACCGGCAGCAGTGAGCCGCCGGCAGGCGCGAACGTCGCAGCTACGCTGCCGCCGGAGATCGTCGAAGCGGCAGCCCAACTGAACGGCCTGAGCTGGCAGAAGCTGAAGGCGGAGTTGGCCAAGGGCGGCATCGCCAAGGTCGTGATCAAAGCCGCCCTCGATCTGGAGCTGGCCAAGCCGGAGCCCGACCAGCGTGGCACCACCCTGAAGGTGCTGAGCCAGGCGCTCGAGGAAGCCTGACGTGGAGGCGCGCACCCTCAGCCAGTTGATCGAGGAATGCCGGGAAGAGCTCGACGACGACGTGGCTCCCTACCTGTGGAGTGACGCCGCGCTGACCCGCCATCTCAATGAAGCTGTGGAAGAGGCGTGCATTCGGGCGCGGCTGCTCGTGGAGAGCGGCCGCCCCGATATTTGCCACATCAACCTTGAGCCCGGTCGGGCTGACTACACGCTTCATCCGACCGTGTACGTGGTCCGGCGCGCGGTGCTGGCCAGCAACCTGTCCGACCCGCTCTGCAGGACAACCAGCACCGCTCTCGACGGACGGCACTGCCACTGGCGCACCGAGGCAGGGCGCCCGGAGTACCTGGTGCGCGATCGGCAGGCCCGTGAGGTATCTGTCAGCCCGGTACCGGCGGAGTCGGACGTGTTGCAGCTCACCCTCTGGCGCGTGCCGGAGGCTGCAGAGGCGATGGAAGATAGCGAGGACGAGCCGGTGATCGATTCCATCCACCACCGGAAGCTGGTGCACTGGGCCTGCTGGCGGGCCCTGAACAAGCGCGATTCCGAGCAGCGGAGCACTGCGGACGCCGATCGCCACCTCGCACTGTTCGAGAGCTACTTCGGTGAGCGGCCCACCGCGCGCGCGCTGCAGCAGCTGTCGATCGACCCGACCACCGGCACCCAACCCATGTGGTTCTGACATGCCCGTTCGCGATGAAGATCTCCGCCCTGGTGGCCCGTGGCCACTGGGCATCAACAACGTGGCCGGAGAGGGCGCGCTGCCGACCGATGACGACGGGATCCCGCGCGCGCTACGTGAGGCGGACAACGTCGACCTCGACGCCGTCGGTCGGCCTCAACGCCGGCGAGGGCATCAGCGCTTCCATCCCGGGACGCTGACTCACTCTCTGTGGGGCCACGAGCTGCTGCACTACGGGCTTTTTGTCGACGGTGGTCAGCTCCATGCTCTGCACGAGGACGAGCGTGTAGAGCCGCTGGGCATCACGGTGGGCTTGGACCCCTTGAGCTACGCGCTGATCGGCGACCGCGTTTTCTTCAGCAACAGCACGGCAAGTGGATTCCTGGACATCGACCTGCAGGGGCATCCCTGGGCGCCTGAGCACCCAGCGGGACAGCCCGTCCTCGTGCCGGCGGCCGGCAGTGCCCTCGCACCAGGGCAGTACCAGGTCGCGGTGACGTTCTTGGACCGGCTCGGCCGCGAGTCCGGCAGCACGCTGGCCGCGGCGATCGACGTTGCCGAAGGCGGCGGCCTGGAGCTGATTGACATACCGCTACCGTTGGCACCGGGTACGGTGTCGGCTGCGATCTACATCTCCGGTCCGAACGACCAGGTGATGCGGCAGTACGCCATTCTTCCGGCCGGTACCCGGTCGGCACCGGTGCTGTCGCCCGGTGAGGGCAGGGCGCTCACTACTCAGTTCCTGCGGCCCCTGCCGGCGGGCCACATCGTGCGCGGTGGGCACGGCCGGCAGTTCGTCGCATCCGGTCAAGAAGTCCTGTGGTCGGAAGCACTGCGCTACGGCTTGTTCCGACCATCGGCCAACCGCATGCGGTTCAATGCTCCGATCGACTTGATGGAGCCTATTGGCGATGGGTCTCCCGATGGAGCGGGCCTCTACGTCGCCGCCGGCGCGCGTACTTACTGGTACGCCGGCGCCGATCCCAAGGACTTCAGTCAGACGGTGGCGCGCGGCAGCGGCGCGGTTCCCGGATCGGCCGTGGTCGTCAACGGCGACGTGATCGGTCTGCAGTCCGCAGCCCCCGTGCTGATCTGGCTCGCGCGTGACGGCTATTTCTGCATCGGTCTGCCTGGCGGTCAGGTTCAGGTGCTGAAGAAGGGGGAGGCGGTCATCGATGACGCAGACCATGCCGCAGTGCTGCTGCGTCAGCAGGACGGACTCAGCCAGCTGGTTGCCGCGCTGCGGGCACCGCAAGGCCAGTCGCTGGCCGTGACCGATCGGGCCGTCGCCCACGTCATCCACCGGGATCCCTGACCCATGACTCTGTTGGCCAAACCGGACGACGTGAAGCGTCGCCTGGAGATCTGCCGCGCCTGTCCGAACGCCGAGCGTGTAGGACGTCGCCTCTTCCTGCGCTGCAGCCTCTGCAGCTGCCCCCTGGCAAGCAAGACCCGATTCCAAGGGGCCTCCTGCCCCGCGGGCAAATGGTAACCACCGAAGGAGCAAATCGATGAACGTCATGAAGGCCCTGCAGTCCCTGGGCGCGGTGGGGCGCGATGCTATTCGCGCGATCCGCCAGCACAAGTACGAACGGTGCGAATCGGGTATCTACATTCCCGCTGCGCGCGTCAGCATCGGCGGCATCTTCCGGCACGCGCACGCGCCTGCTGGTGGCGAGCTCGGCCCGTGGCAGGTCGACCCGAACCGTCTGGTCAACGAAGGCCTGAACTATCTGCTGAACGCCGGAATGGGTGGTGGCAGTCAGCAGACCGCTTTCTACCTGGCCCCCTTCACGGGGAATGTCACCCCTGCAGCCGACTGGAAGGGCAGCACGTTCAAGGACGTGGCCTCCGAATTCACGGCCTACGCCCCGGCGACCCGACTGCCCTGGACCGCCACGCCGTCTACGGCTGAAGCCATCGGCAACACGGCTGCACTGGCTGCAGCGACATTGACCTATTCCGCAGGCGGTCCCTACAACCTGTACGGCATCGGGCTGCTGACCGGATCGGCAAAGGGCGCAACCGCGAACATCCTGATTGCAGCGACCCGGTTCGCGACCCCGCGCACCAACCAGCTCGCCGGCGACAAGTTGGCGATCGAGTACGTGCTCTCTGCCAAGGATGGGGGTGACGTCTCGTAATGAGCGGCGGGCGGCATACCGGCTGGACGCCGATCGTGGTGGTTGGCGATCGGGCGGCCGCCTCGCTGCATGTGCCGGCGGGAAGGAAGCTACTGGGATTCGTAATGCAGGAGGCCGCTCGCAATGGGCTGGGGATCGCCAGTGCAAGGCAGGAAGCGGATGACGGAACCCTCATCGTGGCCGAGAAGATCGGTGAACTGACGCGGTTGACGATCATCACGCCGGAGCCGGAACCGCCGCTCGACCCACTCGAACCCATGGGCGGCTTCATCCTGTGGCCTCGCTGGAACGTGCACACGGGTGATCCGGCCGACCGCGGCTCACAGGTGGACCCCACCGGTGAGAACCCGACGGCCTGGCTCGAGTTCAGCGGCCGACGCCTGATCACGCACTACTGGAAACGCTGGGACGTTGTCGACGACATCACCGGGGCTCGCTACGAGAGCTACAACCAGCCAGACCGCTATCCCGCCGGTCTCCACTTCTTCGGCAACGTCGACTGGAAGGACGGTCGGGATCTGGCTCTGTCCTTCTATGGGTATGGCGTCCGGTACATCCGCGACCTGACCCTGATCGACGACGGCGCGCGCTGGATCTTCCAGCAGGGCCAGATCCTGTTCGATCGCATTGCCTATCGGGATGCGATGGTCGATACACCTCCGGACTATCTGTCCTGGCGGCTGACGTCCGGTTGCCTTCGCAGGGGGGCGGATGGACATCATGAGCTGGTGGTGACGTTCACCCACTATGTGATCAACCAACCGACCACAGCTCAATCGGCGTTCGTGGTGTTCAGGGTCACTCGGAGCGAGGGAACGCCCGAAAAGGGTGATTGGGAAGTGGTGCAGGGCAGCCACCGCCTCCTTGGAATGACACCGGGCAGGATCAATCCACAGGACGAATCGTCCGCGAATGGTTTCAACGACGCTGCGCTGCCCTGGTTCTTCAATGCTGATGGGACCAAGGCAATTCGCACGGTGAGCAGTGAACCGACCACGGTGTTCGGCCTGGTCAATACGATGACGCAGGAGGTGGAAATCTCCGGCGTCGGTATCGACCATAGACTGAGCCGGGCCGACTACCTGATCGGCGACTACACCAACGCCCTTGGAGCCTTCGCGCTGGTCGCGCCGACTCGTGGCCTGGTGGCTTCCGACTATGCCGGTTCTGAGCGAAGGGATGCCTTCCTCGCGCTGCGGCTGAGCCAGGGGCAGGTCGCCACCGAGGCGACAGGGTACCGCGGGACCCTTCGAGTGCTCGTCGTGTTGGAGTTTGATGGCGGTGAACTGCCATTGATCGACAGGGATTTCTCTGTCGGCAACGATCGCCAGGACTATCACCTCCTGGCGTACATGGATCTTCGCCACAACCTGTTCTCCGGTTGGCGGATCCAGGGCGTGAATGGTGCCCACAGCATTCAGCCATTCGCATTCATGGGCGGGCGATTGGTGTACGGCGAGATCGAGGCCGTGGACTGGGACCCGGCCAGTGGCCTGCCAGCCCCATTCCTCGGGCTCGACACCCGGGCCCCTGGCGGTGTCGTTGACGGTCTCGTTTTCGGGAACTACTGGACCGGCGCGTCGGGCTCTGGATGGGGGCCGCGCGACGGTACCCAGCACGGCGTGATCTGGCGCAAACACCCGCGCGAGGGCCTGGTCTTCTTCTCGGCCGCCGCAAGCCTCAGAACAGCCATGGTCGAACGCCAAGGCGTGACCGATTTCCTGGGCTTCGATTGGAGCGGGGGATGGAACTACTGCAAGGGCCGTTACTGCGTGTCGATCCCCGGGCCCTACACCGGGACGCTCAACTACCTGACGGGCTACGAGCTCGGCGCGGTCACCGGCGTGATTGCCGATGACCGTCGCTTCTACCCGCTGACGTCGCTACCCAAACCCATATAGGAGCCTCAATGGCGGTCATCACTTCCACCGGGTTCGAAACGCTGCTGCTCGGGCCCACCTCGTTCGACGGGATCTTCCGGAACGGCTGCATCGAGATTCGCTCGGGGATCCAGCCTGCGCGTGCAGACCTGCCGCCTACGGGACAGCTCCTGGCGCGCATTACTCGCGATGGCGGGCCGTGGCAGGCGGGCGGGACGGCCAACGGCCTGCATTTCGTCCGCAACGGTCGCTATGTCTACAAGGATCCAGTGGAACGCTGGCTTTTGCGAGGCGTCGCGAACGGCCTGGCCGGGTGGTTCCGGCTTGTGGGCAACGAGCCTGACCTCGGGCAGATCTCTTTCACCGCCCCGCGCATCGACGGAGCAATCGGACTGGATGACGGGTCCGCTGGCGACTTCCAGATGCGGCTTCCGACCCTTGCTGTGACCCCCGACACCAGCATCGAACTGGGTGACTGGTGGTACGCGATTCCCCCCCTCTGAACCAGGACCACGAACCATGACGATCTCAATTCCCCTTGCTCAGGCGCTGCTGCAGCAAGTCAAAAGCGCTCTCGATGGTGGTTTCATCTACATCTACGCCGGGCCGGTACCGGCAACGGCCGACACTGCCCTGGACATGGCCGCCGCACATACTCAGGTCGCCAAGCTTGAGGTCGCGGGCCAAGGGCTGACCTTTGCGGCTCCAGTGGGGAACGTTCTGCCGAAGAACCCGTCGGAAGACTGGCAAGGCCTGATCGCCTTCGACGGCGCCAATGCTGCCGCACCGAACCTTTCGCCGTCCTTCTATCGCTTCTGTGCGGCTGGTGATGATGGAAGAGGGGCAACCACTGGCATTCGCCTGCAAGGCACCGCCGGCGGGCCTGCATCGAATGCGGCCGTGCTCTTCAGCTCCGATACTGTCGTTGCCAATGGCACCAACAGCACCGGCATCAGCATCTTCAACGTGGTCGCCGATCAGGCCAGCTGACATGTTGTCGAAGCCGCCGACCGCAAGATTCATTCCCCCGCAGCCTGCGCGTGAAGCACAGCCGTACAGTGCGGCCTATACGTTTTGCGGCGGGGAGCCCGCGAAGGGCTACTGGCGGCAGTCATGCAGCGAAGGGACGATGGCTGTCCCGAACAACGGCGCAGTGCAGTTGCCGCAGAACGCGACGATCCTGGGCTACGAGCAGTCGGGTGGCACCAGCTACGTGCGTTACCAGGTTTGTCGCAGCGTGTTCGTCCAGACGGCACCGCCAGGGCCTATCACATGCACCAGCTATCCGGAGCAGAAGGCACGGCCTGCATCGCCTCGAGTTCCTGGCCGCTTCGAGTATGCGAGCGTGTTCGCGTGGGATGCCGGAGCTCGGAGTGACGCCGAGCTCGATGGTGATCTGGTTATGAAGCTGACAATGAGTCGGGTGGTTGGGGTTGTGGTGGGGCTGTGCACCGATCGGGACAGGCTGGAGGATCCTGCAGCCATTCTTCATGGGCTCTACTTCCACCAGAGCGCCGGCGGCTTGATGCAGGTCTGTGCGATCGAGTCCGGGGCAAGGGTCAGCGAAGTTCGAACCTACAGTGCGGAGGATGTCTGGCAGGTCCGCCGGGTGGGGGGCGTTGTCGAGTACGTCTGCAACGGCGATCGCTTCTACCGTTCGCTGCACCTGAGCGAAGGTCCGCTGCTGGTCGGCTGCGCCATGTTTGCCACCGGAGACGTCATCGAATGACCATTGAGTTCGTTCCCCTTGACGCCGTTTCGATTGAGGGAAGCGCCAGCTGCGCGCTGGTAGTCCGTGCGCGAGGTGCTGGTCGTGGATTTGCCGGCAGCGGCGCCGCCATGCTGAGGCTTCGCGGCGCTGGCGTTGCGCAGGTTCGATTCGGCGGCGGTGTGGATCCCGATGTGCCAGCGCACGGTGCTGCGGCTCTGCAGCTCAGCACGGATGGGGTGGCATCGCTACACCTGGTCGGGGAGGGAGGTGCATCGGTCCTGTTCGTAGCGGCTGGCTTCCAGGCCGCCCCTGGCCATGGTGGTGGGGCGGCGAGGCTCGCGATCCACGCGCGTGGACGCCAGCTCACAGAGCCTATGGCCTATGCGGGGCTCGAGGCCATTCCTCGCATGGTGTCGTCCTTCGGTGGGTTGTGGTTTGTCAGCCCACGGGCTGCGTTGGACATGGGACAGTCGGAGTCGACATTGCCGACCCACGTGCTGGGCGAGGCCTTGGCCGTCGCAGCTGGGCGGCGAAGCACCCAGTCAGGCAATGGCGCTGCCGCTGATGTGTTCAGCCTGGAGGACACTGTCGCGATCGTCTACCAGCTCCTGGTGGAGGAGGGTGTCGTGTTCGCGCCGGCGCCGCAGGCGACGGTCTCGAAGCTGGAGCGAGTTCTAGACAGGCTTCTGCTGCTGGGTGCGTGCCGGTCCTATGCGGACGCGGTCAATGCGATTGCCGGCGGCTTGTGGTTTGGTGCTTTGACCGAAGTCCTCAAGTCCGAGCGTGTCGCCGATAGCCTGGTCGCCTCGGAGGTGGTTGGGAACCTGCAGCGTGCGGCGGACCGTCTCGCAGAAGCGCTACTGATCAACGCAGACGCCTTCGGATCGGGTACCGGCGTCGTACTGATCAATGAGCGCGCGCTGGCGACGGCAGGCGAAGTGAATAGTGCAGAAGCCCTGCAGCGCCTGGGTGACGGGCTGGGGTTCGTCACGCGCTTGGCACTGGACACCGGTGAGTACATTGCATGGGTTCTGAACACCGAGAGCCGCGGTCTGTCGCGGTACACGGAGTATCCGTTCAACAGCTTCGCCAAGATCGGCAACCGATACTACGGTGCGGCGAGCGACGGACTTCACCGACTCGACGGCGATGACGATGACGGCCAACCGATCGCCGCACGCATCAGACTCGGGCTTTCCGCGCTCGGGACGCGCCGGCTGAAGCGAGTGCCGGAGGCGTTTGTCGGGTACACCAGCACCGGCACCCTACTGCTACATGTGATCACGGTGAACGAAGAATCTGGCCAGAAGGAAGCCGCCATCTACAAGATTCTGGAGCGACCGGCGACAAGCACGCGCGAGACGCGCTGGAAGCTGGGCAAGGGAATCAAGGCAGTGGACTTCGACTTCATCATCGAGAACGTGGATGGAGCCGACTTTGATCTGGCGGCGATCGAGTTCCGGCCGGTCTATCTCGAACGACGTACAAGGGGGTAGGTATGGCGGGGCCTTGTTTTTGGCGCGAGCTCAGTGGTGTGGTGCAGCAATGCGGTGATGATCCGGAGCCCGTGGAATATCAGCTTCTGGTCACCAACGGATACGCATATCCGTGGAGGAATCCGGAGTTCTTCAATGGCGCCGCAGGCTTTGAGTACGGCATCGACTTCGAGCTAAGGATCGAGCTACCTGACGGGCCCACTGTCATTCCGATGGTTTTCGAAGCGGAAGGCCGGTACCTCCTGGATGGGTACGTACCCGTTGATGCCACGCCAGGCATAGCTGTCCAAGGCGGCAATCAGTGGAACGTCTTCATCTTGCTGCAGTGGTCTTGATTGGAGAGAAAATATGGCTTCGACCTGGTGTCCTGACCTGTCGGCGGATGCCGCGGTCACACTCGTGGGCAGCGCCCACGACAAGTTCATGGAGTTGGGGGCCCAAACGTACAGTTTGGCGATTTCCAACCTCGACGGTCTCAACAGTGTTCGCCTGGACCCTGTCGACTTCAATGTCGACTTCCGCTTCGCTGATCCCCAGGCCACGTTCCAGCGGCCACGGCGTCCGGACCTGGACGACGGGGCATTGGAGTTTCGCGCTCCCGATGTTCCGCTACCTAGTGCGCCGGGATTTGCGGCCGCGCCGATCTCGATCAGCGAAGCACCCGAGCTCGATGCTCAACCACCAACGTTGGCGTTCGGCGCCAAGCCGACCACACCCAGTGTCGTGGAGCCGACGCTCCCGATCGACCCGGCGGAGATCGTGCTGCCGCTGGAACCGACCTATGTATTGCCGCAGGTACCAACGTTTGAGGCGTTGAACCTGCCGGCGGTGCCGAACATCTCCCTGCCAGAGTTCGACGCCGAGAAGCCGATTTTCATCGAGCCGCCATTCAACGACACCTGGCAGTTCGAGGCGACACCCTACGTCAGCACGTTGGTCGACACGCTGACCTCGACGCTCAAGCCCATGATCGTTGGTAGCCAGGCACTGCCGAAGATCATTTTGGACGCCATCTTCCAGCGGGCTCGCAGCCGCATCGAGCTCGAGACACATCGGAACGTTGAGCAGGCGGTCGCAGAATTTGGTGCCCGGGGCTTTGCTGAGCCCCAGGGCATGCTTGCCGGCCGGGTCCTGGAGATCCGCCAGACCGGCCAAAGCGCCGTTGCCGAGGCTTCCCGGGATACTGCGATTAAGCAGTTCGAGGAATCGCTGGCCAACCAGCGCATGGCCATCGCCCAGGGCGCCGCCCTCGAGGGGACGCTGGCGCAGCTGCACACCGAAGAGCAGAAGGTGCTGCTGCAGGCGGCGACGTTCCAACGCGAGACCGTCATCGCAGTGCTGAATGCCAGGATCTCGGTTTTCAACGCGCGCCTGCAGGCCTACCAGACCGATGCCCAGGTGCTGCGGGATCGCATCCAGGCAGAGCTGGCCAAGGTCGAGGTGTTCCGCGCCCAGATCGAAGGCGAACGCGCTCGGGGGGAAATCAACGAGCAGCGGGTGCGCCTGTACGAGTCCCAGCTTCGTGGCGTGACCACCCTGGCCGACTTCTACCGCACCCGTGTGGAGGCGGTGAAGGTGCAAGCCGACATCAATCGGTTCGGCATCGACAAGTACCGCGCCCAGGTCGACGCCTACGAGGCGCGCTGGCGTGCCCACGTCGCCGAATGGCAAGGCTACACAGCAAGCGTAGAGGGGGAGGGAAAGCGGGCGGACCTGTATCGCACTTTGGTCGATGCCAATGCCAAGCGCGTCGACGCCTGGGCGGCGAGCAACAACATGCAGTTCGAGGCGGAGCGCCTTCGCATGGCGCAGCACGGTGTGAACCTGGACGTCTGGCGCGCCGGCATCGCCCGCTGGGACGCCACACTGAGCGGTGAACGTGCTCGCCTGGCAGCCGTGGGCCAAGCCTTCGATGCGAAGGCTCGCATCTACAGCGCCGATGCCGGCGTGGAGCAAGTGGCGTCCGCGGCTGCCGACCGCAGTTTCGAGCTCGGCCTCGCGCGAGAGCGAGCCTCGGTCGAGGCCCAGCTGCAGCACGCGCAGATGCGGATCCAGCAGATGCTCGGCTTGCTGTCCCAGTCGGGCGAGATCCAGCGCGCGAAGGCGCAGATCTCGAGCCAGTTGGCTGCCAGCACGATGAGCGCCGTCAACTACGGCGCGTCTGTCTCCAGTGGCCGCAGTAAATCCAGTTCCTGTTCTCAGAACTTCAGCTTCCAGGGCGAGATCGCGGACGCGTGATCAGGCTCAACCACAAAAGGGGAACCTCATGGCCATCAATGATCGAGACGAACTGAATCCCGTCGGCGTCGCCCCCGGGCAACCCCGCATTGCGGCCAGGCCGAGTGCCGGCACAGCGGCCGGCTCCGCGCTACGCAGCGGCGTAGCCGGCGGCGCTGCGTTGGCACGGCGGGCCGCAGGCGCTGGTTTGCGCGCTGCTGGCACCGTGGCCGACGCCGTCACGGCGCCAGGGCGTGAGGCCGGCGGGTTCGTACGGGATGCCGGCAGGGCCGTTGCGGGTGCAGCACCATCATCGGAGCAGGGGCAACCACTGCGTGCGCCGACCCAGCTGGATCCCGTCGGCGGCGCCACCGCCGCGCTGAGCCGCTTGTCGCCACTGCGCCTCCCGTCAGCCCCGAGGCCTAAGCCCACTTTCTCTGGGGTCTCGGCCAGCGTCGATTCGACCGCGCCCCTCAGCGGTTCCCGGCTGGCCGGGCGACCGTCGATCGGGGCGGACTTCACCGGTGTCAGTTCCAGCGTGAGCTCCACAGCGCCACTTGCGGGTGCGGCAGGTGCTGTAGCTCCCCGGGCTGCGGCAACTACCGCAGCGGCGCCGAGCACCTACATGACCCAGGACGGCCGCACCGCCGCGTTGCCGGCAGGCGTTACCCGCACCGTAGATGCCAACGGCAATTCGGTGTTCACCGGGTCCGCCGCCACCATCGCAGCCGCCGGCGGGGCGGCCTCAGCCGCTCCGGCAAGCGGCTCCCTGGCTCCCCTGGTGTCGCCCCTAGCTGCCGCACCGGCAGCGCCGGCAGTGGTGGCCCCGCGGCCGACTCCGCAGATTGCGCAGCGCGGGCGCCAAGGCGGGATCATCGAGAATCCGGCCGACACCACGGTGGACAAGCTCACGCGCGCGATGGGCAGTGCCAGCCTGAAGGGCAGCCCGAGTGGTCGCGCCGCGGTAGCGCAAGCGATTTTGGGCGAGGCCGGCGCGCGCCAGGCAGAGCGCGCATCTGCGCTCCGCACGCAGGACGAAGCCGATCTTGCCGCCGGTCAGGTCAACGCCGTCGCTGCCCAGGGCGACGCGAACCGCGCGCTGCAGGCCGGCCAGTTCAATGCGCAGATGCAGGACAACGCTTCCAATCGCCAGGCATCGCTGGAAACGGCCCGCATCGCTCGCCGTCCGGAGATCTCGGTTGCTGCGGACGGCAGCATGGGTGTTGTCGGTGGCGATGGCAGCTGGCGGCCGGTGACTGGTACCGATGGCCAGAACGTGCGGGCGGCCCAGGCGCCGCGCCAGACGGGCGAACTCACCGATGCCGACCGCCTGAAGTCCTACACCGATCGATTCAACGCCATTTCCGGAAACGTCACGATGGACGAAGCCGCGAAGACCGCCGCTCTGGCCCAGCTCGATGCGGATCCGCTCTATGCCGGCCTGCGCCCACAAGAAGTCCCGCCGGTGACCGGTGCGCGTAGGGCACCCGATGGCAACTGGTACGTACAGAACAACGATGGAAGCTACTCGAAGGTGAATCTCTGATGGCAACGTTCGAGAAGGTCGATGGCAATCCTTTCGGCGCAGGCCAGGCGCCGACTCAGGCACCAGCACCGGCAGCCACCAATAAGATCGCGCGCCGTCCGACGCTTTCACCTGTCCAGGGAGACCCTTTCCAGAAGGTGGCCAAGCGCCCTGAACGTACCTGGGGCGAGGCCATCAAGGACACCGGTCTCGGCATCGCCACCGGCGCTGCGAACATCATTGGTGGCGCCATCGAGCAACGAAATTCTCTGGAGCCGACGAATCTGGTGCGGCAGGGCCTGCGCGGCTTGGATCGCTTGGGCGTGAAGGGGGCGTCGGAGACGGCCGCTCTGGTGCCGGGTACGCCGTCGGAAATCTTGGGTGGACGTCGTGCTGGGTCCGACAGCGCGGGCCTCTCCAAGGCGACGCAGATGGCAACCGACTACCTCGGGGAGAGCCAGTCGGATGCGCTCAAGCAGGAAAAGCAGGAGCTGCAGGACACCAAGGGCTTCTTCGCCAGCGCTGGCAAGGTGCTGTCCTCGCCGCGGCTGATCGGAAACTTCCTTGCGGAGCAGGTGCCCAACATCGCCACGATGGGCGCTGGCACGCGCGCTGCAGCGGCTCAGGCAGGCGAGCGGGCCATGGCCGGGGCGCTGGCCAAGGGCCTCGGTACCGAGGCCGCGGAAATGGCTGCGACTGCCGCTGGACACCGGGCAGCGACCGCCGCTGCCACTGGCATGACGACGGTGATGGAGACCGGTTCGGCAGGCCAGCAGACGTACCAGCAGGCAATGGCACAGCCGCAATCGGTGTGGGACGCGAATCCGGAGTACAAGCGCATGGTTGCCGCCGGCGGCGACCCGCAGACAGTGAAGGAAACGATCGCGCGTGGCGCGTCGATGGAAGCGCAAGCCATTACGGCACCAATCGCTGCGATTGCCGGCCGCATCGCGGCGCCGTTCGAGGCTGACGTCTTCACCCGCGGCCTGGCACGCAAGCCGAAGGCGATGCTGGCCGGTGCCGCGCGCGAAACTGTCGAAGAAGGCCTCCAAGAAGGCGGGTCGCAGTTGGCCGGCAATCTCGGTCAGCGGCAGGTCGACCCGACCCAGGCGGCATGGGAGGGCGTGCCCGAGGCCGCGGGTACCGGCGCGGCGATCGGCGGCTTGCTGGGCGGCGGAATGGCCGCCGGCGGTGCCATCGCGAGTCGTGGCGACAATCAGGCCGCTGTGCAGGCCGATGCAGAGCGCGAGCGCTTGGCACGTAGGCCGGCTCCCACGCCGCCATCGCTGCCGCCGCCCCCGATCCCACAGATGCTCGCGCTCCCGCCGCCCGAAGTGATGACCGCGGCGTCGGATGGGACCATCACGCGCGGTGGTGTCCGGCCGGAGGTGATGGCCGAACCCGAAATGCGGTTCCCGCAGGGCCGCGGCATGTCCGCGCCCTTCGATGGGCGCCGGGTTGCTGCCCGCCCGCAGCCGACAGTGCCTTTCCCCGACGCCGCGCCCAACTCGATCGCAGGTATCGCCAACCTGGTGTCCCAGGCTCGGCGGCCCAACGAACCTACTGCCATCGCACCGGCTGCCGCGGCAATCGTCGAGCCCGTGCCTCCGCAAGTCCAGGGCGACCAGGCAGGCCTGGCTACTCCCGAAGTGCCGGCGGCGTCGGCACCGCCGCTGCCGCCCCCAGCCGCGCCACCGTGGGTCGATGCACAGACCGGCGAAGCCCTGCGCGAGCCGACTTCGACGGACATCAAGCAACTGCTGCACAACGGTCTGCAGTACCAGGTGGAGGCGCATGGAGGCATCAACACGCCGACTCTGCTGCGCACCATGCGTGACCAGTACGGTCTGCCCAGCGCCCGCGTGCGCCCGCTGCTGGACGAGGTCAAGGGCGAGCGCCGACGCGGCCTCACCGAGCCGCCCACGGATGCCGACGGCTCGGTTGTGAGTGAGGCCGCAGGCCCGGCATCGCCGGCGCAGCAACCGCTGAGGGAAGCGGCACCGGTTGCGGACCTGCAGCTTGATGACGCAGCGCCTGCCGATCGCTCTGCGTCGGCGCCGCTGGGCAGCGGCCTGCAGCTCGCACCGAATGATGCACCGCTGCAATCGGGCACCGGTGTGTCTGGCGAACCAGTTTCGGAGCCGGGCGCCGTTGGCACGACGGAGGCACCCAGCCTGGCCGGGACTGCTCCGGTGCAGCCCCTTGCCGAGGCGACGCCTGCTCAGGACAGCGCCGCCGTGCCCGCGGATGCGCCGAAGGTGGCCACCGCGGCAGCAGAAGCCGCGACCAACCCTGCGAATGATCTGCCGCTCCCGTCGGATGCGCAGAAGGAAGCCGGGAACTACAAGAAAGGCCATGTCCGCATCAACGGCCACGACATCAGCATCGAAAACCCTGCCGGCAGCCAGCGGGATCCACGTTGGCCAGCGCTGAAGAACCACTACGGCTACTTCAAGGGCACCGTCGGCAAGGACAAGGACCACGTCGACGTCTTCATGACCGACCGCGCTGAGGATCCAGCGCTACCGGTGTACGTGGTCGACCAGGTCAACAAGGACGGCTCCTTCGATGAGCACAAGGTCATCATGGGAACCGCGTCGGAGCAGGAAGCCCGGGATACCTACCTGGCCAACTACTCGAAGGGCTGGACCGGCCTGGGCGGCATCAAGGAAATGTCGCAGGAGCAGTTCAAAGCGTGGGTGCGCGACCCGAAGAAGACCACACGTCGAGTCACGAAGGCCAAGCTGGCAGAGGCAGCGCCGGCGTCGCAGCCGGCGCCGAGCGGAGGTGAGACGGGGCAGAGCGTCAGCGCTCCGGCCGAAACTGTCGGTGCGGTGGCAGGAAGCGGCAGTGCCGTGGCCACGGGCGCAAGTGAACCTGCAGCTGCTGCAGCACCGGCCGCAGGTGAGCCTGGCCCGGTCTATACGCCCAAGGTGCGACGCATCGGTGGGTCGCCGCAGTACGACCGCGGCGATATCGGCACGCTCGGTGCGTACTTCACGCCGGGGCGCATCGTGAACGCCTATGGCAACACCCGGGATCGAGTGATTGAGTTTCGACCACCGGGGAAGGATCCGCGCTGGCAGGTGAAGGTTCAGCAGGTCGATACCGCCGGCAACCCGCTGCTTGATGAGGAGCCGCGCTGGCACAGCACGATTCCGTCGCCGAACGATCTGGAGAAGGTGCTCGGCAAGCCGGTCGCCAAGGCGCGCAAGGCTGCCGCACCTGCACAAAACAGCGCCGCCGCGGCCGACGGTGCGCCTGCGCTGCCGCGGCAGCAGGCCGCCAACCCAGGGGTGATCGAAGACCTGGGTGAGAAGCTGGGCGGCGCGCGCAAAGACCTGGCCAAGCCGACCGGTGCCAGGCCGCAGCGTCGGGCAGATCCGGATGGCGAACAGAACACCGGCACTGCCTGGTCAAAGAAATACGTCGCGATGGAAGACACCCGCAACCCGGGAACCTGGCGCCTGTTCAAGGCGAAAAAGGGTCGCTTAGGCAACCCGTTGGCCAGCCGGCAGACCTTTGCCAGCCAGGCCGAGGCCGACGCGGCAATCCCGATGGTCGAGCTGGCTCGCAATCACCGCGCTGTAGAGCGCGAGCCCGACAACTGGGCGATCGCGCGCGACGTCACCGACCGCAAGCGCGTCTATCTCAAGGACGGCTTCGACACCCGCGCGGCGGCTCTGCAGTACATGGCGGAGCACGCGCCAGCGCTGATCGATACCAGGACCACCGTCGGCGAGGATGCGCTGCCGCGGCCGGACAAGGTCATGCGCATCGGTGAGGCGCGGCGGGAGGGGGATGTCCAGGGCCAGCAGTTCATGGACACCTTCGGCTTCCGGGGTGTCGAGTTCGGCAAGTGGAACAACCAAGACGAGCGCCAGGAGGTGATGAATCACGCCTTCGACGCGCTGGTTGACCTGTCCGAGCTGCTGAACCTGCCTCCCCGGGCAATGAGTCTAGACGGTCAGATTGGGCTGGCCTTCGGCGCGCGTGGCCACGGCCTCAGCGGTGCCCGCGCGCACTACGAGCGCGACTACGCGGTGATCAACCTGACCAAGCTGAAGGGCGCCGGCTCCCTGGCCCACGAATGGATGCACGCGCTGGACCATTACCTCGGCAGGCAGGATGGCCGGGGATCGGAGCAGGTGACCAACGGCCGCGGCGACAAGGTCATGAAGGCGTCCGGCGTCGATGACTACCTGAGCAATGCCAGCCGCCTGCGGGGCAATGTGCGCCCGGAGCTCCGCGCGGCATTCCAGGAGCTCATGGATACCATGCGAACCCGTGCCGAGCAGTACGTCGAAGACACGGCGCGCGCTGAATCCTTCCTCGGCAAGGCCCGTGACCAGGTCCAGAAGCAACTGGGGGATCTGCGTGCCCACATCGAGAAGGAGCGGGCCTGGGGCTCGCGGAAGCGACCCGCCACCCAGCAGGAGCTGGCCACCTTCGATGCTGCTGCCGATCGGCTGCTCAACGGTGAAACGTTCAGCACCGATGCGAAGCCGACCAAAGGCGGTGGCATTCGGTTCACCAACGAAGAGCTGGACACGCTGGATGCCGTCCTGAAGGCGGTTACCAACCGCACAGGCTTCAACTCCGAGCGCACCGGTTCGCTCGATCGGTTGCGCGATGCAATGGGTACGTACCAGCGCCGGGTGGAGCTCTGGCGGTCAGCAGATGCCGGCGAGGCCAAGACCAAGAGCGTGCCGACCTCGTTCATGACCGAGGCCCGAAAGCTGGATGACGGCCGTGTGGGCAACTACTGGACCACGCCCCATGAGCTCCTGGCGCGCGCCTTCAGTTCCTACGTTGAGGACCGCCTGCAGGATGCCGGCCGTGCCAGTGCGTTCATGTCCTTCGGTTCGGATCCGCGCTTCGCTGTGCCGGTCGGTACCGAGTTCGCTCGGCCGTTCCCTGGCGGGGTCGAGCGCCAGGCGATGAATGCAGCGTTCGATCGCTTCTTCACCGAGGTCAAGCACGAAGAGACCCCGGCTGGCGGTGTCCGTCTCTTTTCCCGACGTGGGTGGGAGGCCGACTTCCCCAACGTCGTGACGGCCCATCGACCCGGACGCCTGAGCGCGCATGCGGACTACGATGCAGCCAAGGCCGGCGACGATGCGGCGGCGCTGCGCGTGGCGCGCGACGTCGTCACACCGGAGTTCGTCGAGGACGTGCGTGCTGTGCTGCCGGAGGGCAGCAAGCCCCTGGTGGTGGCCGTGCAATCCCAGGAAGCCACGGGCAACAACCGCATCCCGCGGATGGCTGCCGAGGTGCTGGCCCAGCGGCTGGGACTGCAGGTGTCCGAAGACATCGTCCAGGCCGCGAAGGTCAACCGTAGTGCCGGCGACGCCCTGCACCGGCTGGCCAACCAGCCCCCATTCACCGGCAAGGTGGAGAAGGGCCGCGACTATGTCCTGATCGATGACACCCTGACCCAGGGCGGCACGCTGGCCCAGCTGAAAACCCACATCGAGGACAACGGCGGGAAGGTGGTGCTGGCCACCGCTTTGACCGGCAAGGACTATTCGCGGAAAATCGCCCTCAACTCCCAGAGCCTGGCCGACGTCCGTGAACGTTTCGGATCAATCGAACCCTGGTGGCGTGACCAGTTCGGCTACGGCTTCGAAGGCCTCACTGAGTCCGAAGCGCGCACCATCCTCACCCTCGACAAGGGACGTCTCGATGCTGACGCCCTCCGAGATCGCGTCGCTGCAGGCCGAGTATCGGGCCTCCGGCCAGTGGGCGAAGGAGCAGCTGGCGAAGGATCCGGAGCTGAAGCACCTGGGCCCGGCGGGCGGGTAAATCGATCCGCTGCACCCGCTGCACCCGCTGCAGGCGGTGGCCTGGACTTCGACCGCGCGCTGCAGCTCAAAACCGACCTGACCCAGCACTGGGGCGAGAACGCGCCCAATGTGGTCGTGGTGCGCTCTGCCGAAGGCTTCCCAGCCAGCGCCAAGGTTGATCCGGGGTATCGCCGCGCCGAGGGCGTGTACGACGGCCGCCCCACGGTCTGGATCAACGCCGGCAACATCGCCACCGAGCAGCGCTTTGCTCAGGTGCTGGCCCACGAGGCCATTGGCCACTACGGCGTCGAGTCCGTGGTGGGGGTCAAGGACTGGACCCAGATCGTGGACGCGATCGACAAGCTCGCCGCCGACGGAACCGGTACCGCTGCATTGAAGTCGGTGCTGGCTGATGTGACCAGGCGCTACGGCACTGTCGATCGTGAGACCTTCGCCAAGGAAGCGATCGCCGTCATGGCGGAGCGGGGGATCAGGAACAGCTTCACCAGCCGTGTCGCTGCAGCGGTGCGCCGCTTCCTGCGCCGCGTGATGCCCTCGCTCAAGTGGTCCGAGACCGAGGTTCGGGACCTGCTGAGCCAGGCCGACGGTTTCCTGCGTGCCGGCATGTCGGCGCAGGCGCAGAGGGAAATGGTGCGCTCCTACTCGTTCGCACAGCCGCAGATCGATGGCCGCGGCGAAGCCTTCCTCGAGCAGAATGGCGGTCGATTTCTCCGCCGCGACGATCAGTGGTATCTCGCCGACGAGCGCGGCCGACCGGCCGACTTCCTGACCCTTGGCGCCGCGCGCGCTGAGGCAGAGCGCACCGGGGGCCAGGTGCTGGCCGATCCGGATGAGCGTGGGCCGCGCACCTGGAGCGTGGTGCTGCCCAACGGCGCCGAGGTGACGCGGGCCGCCCGCGGCCGTCTCTTCAGCATGCCGCCGGCAGATGCGCTCGAGGACATTGAGGCGATCCAGAGGGGCATTGAAGGCGAAGGGGTATTGGCGCGTGCGCGGCAGAAGCTGGCCGATTTGAATCCGAGCAAGGTCAAAGATGCTCTCCGATCGACGTGGCTGGGTTTCCTGGCGACCCGCCATCTGACGGAGCTGGGCGGTGACTACTTCCCGACCATCGATCGCTACTCCGACCATCTGGCCGAGATGCAGGCGGACCGGAACAAGCTGCAGGCAGATGCGGAAGCCATCGCCGAGCCCGCTCGTCAATGGGCCAGCAAGAACAAGGCCGAAAGTCGGCGCCTGTTCGATCTCATGCACCAGGCCACTATGGACGGCGTAGACCCGTCCCGCGAGTACCAGCCTCTACAGTTCCGGATGCCGGGCGAGAAGGGGTTGCAGGAGGTCAATCGCAAGAACGTGCTGCGCGCTATCAAGGTGAAACAGCAGCAGATGCGGGAACGCAGCGGCGACAGCAAGACGAACATCATGAACGAGGTGAAGGCACTGAAGGCCATGCTGAAGGCGGAGCCGCGCCGGCGCCGGCAGTACGTTCCGTTGGTTGAGCAGTGGTCGCAGCTGTCGCCTCAGGCGCGCTCGTTCTACCTGCAGTTCCGTGACGCCTACCGGTCGAGGTCCGACGCGGTGGAAGAGGCATTGGTCCAGCGCATTGAGGACTTGAAGGGCGGCGATTTGGTTGGCGGCCAGGTCATCAGCGACAGTAGCCGTCGGATGCTGGTGCACAAGATTCGCGAACAGTTCGAATCTGCGCGTCTGCAAGGCGTCTATTTCCCCCTGCAGCGCTTCGGCAAGTTCTTCGTCGCAGCGGAGAAGGACGGGACAAACACCTTCCTGATGTTCGAATCGCAGAATGAGCTGGACCGCGCCGTGAAGGACCTGGAGCGCAGAGAGTGGGCCATTACCGCCCGAGGAATGAAGATGGAGGGCAAGGCGGCCGACGCACCCAGCGGCACCTTCGTTGCTGATGTGATCGATCAGCTGCGGACGTCCCACGTCTCCGACGCTGTCCAGGATCAGGTGTATCAGCTGTATCTGCAGACCATGCCGGAACTGTCGATGCGGAAGCACCAGATCCACCGCAAGTCGGTGCCTGGCTTCGACCCTGACGCCGTGCGTGCCTTCGCCTATAACATGCAGCACGGGTCGCACCAGCTGGCCCGACTGCGATACGCCCACAAGCTGCAGGGTGTGCTGACCGACCTGAAGGACGCACAGAAGAAGATTCAGGCATCCCCAAGCGTCGATACGCGAAAGATCGTGGCCGGCGACGCAATCCTGGAGGAGCTTGGCAAGAGGCACGAATGGATCATGAACCCGACCGATTCGGCGCTGACCAACCTGATCTCGTCGTTCGGCTTCACCTACTATCTCGGCGCCACGCCGGCGGCCGCACTGGTGAACGTGACCCAGACTGCCTTGGTCAGCTACCCCTACCTGGCCGCCCGCCACGGCGGGATCAAGGCCATGAACTACCTGCTGGCCGCCAGCCGCGACGCCGTGCGCACCGTGGGCAACATCCAGAAGACCCTGACCGACCCTGACGAGCTCCGTGCCTACCAGGCGCTGGAAGTCGCCGGCGCGATCGAGAAGACGCAGGCCCACAACCTGGCCGGCATCGCCGAAGGCGGCATGACGGGCTACAGCCCGGCCTGGAGCAAGGCCATGGAGATCATCGGCTGGGGCTTCCACAAGACCGAAGTCATGAACCGCGAGGCTACCGGCATGGCCGCCTACCGCCTGGCGCGCGCGGACGGCAAGTCGTTCGACGAGGCGGTGAAGTTCGCCCGGGACGCCATCTTCGACACCCACTTCGACTACAGCAACGCCAACCGCGCCCGCTTCATGCAGAGCGGCACCGCCAAGGTGCTGCTGATGTTCCGCCAGTACAGCCTGAACATGACTTGGGCACTCGGCAGAATGGTGTGGAATGCAGGTTTCGGCCAGGACCCGGAGGTCCGACGATTGGCTCGACGCAACTTGACCGGCCTGCTGGGCATGAGCGCGCTGTTCTCCGGCGCGATGGGCCTGCCGATGATGGGCATGATCATGGGGGCGCTGAACGGGATCCAGGCCACCTTCGGCGATGACGACGAGCCCTGGGATGCCGAGACGGAACTGCGGGCTTTCCTCACCGGCATGCTGGGGCAGGGCGGCGCGGATCTGCTGCTGCACGGGCCGGCCGACAAGCTGACCGGCGCGAACATTTCTGGCCGCGTCGGGCTCGACAGCCTGTGGATCCGCGATGCTGATCGCGAGCTCGACGGCCGCGGCATGTTCAACAACCTGCTCGAGCAGGCGGCGGGACCGATGGGTGGCGTGCTGAAGAACGTGCTGGTCGGCAAGCAGCAGGTCGACGAGGGCCACATCATGCGCGGCGTCGAGACCATGCTGCCGAAGGGCCTGAAAGACATGATCAAGGCGGGCCGCTACGCCACCCAGGGCGTGAACACCCTGCGCGGCGACCCCGTCGTGGCTGATCTGTCGCCCTGGGAGATCCTGCTCCAGGCCAACGGCTTTGCGCCGGAGAAGGTGTCCAGGCAGTACGAGACGACGCGCGCGCTGAAGAACTACGAGCAGCACATCCTCGATCGCCGCAAATCATTGGTAAATGCCTTCGCCATGGCGCTGCGCAATGGTGACGCTGGCGACCGCGCTTTGGTGCTGGCCAAGATCCGCGACTTCAACAAGGTCAATCCGGAACTAGCCATCACTTCGAGCGGTCTGCAGCAGTCCATCAAGAACCGCGCCCGCTACAGCGCCAGGGCCGAGGCGGGCATCATCCTCAACCCGAAGCTCGAGGCGCGATTGAAAGGGAGCGTCACTCCCGAAGGTGGCTAGTAAGTATCCCGATACTGCCCAGTGGTGGGGTCCCATATGCGGTTTGGGGCCACTCTGATTGCGCCGTTGATTGGCATGCTGGTCTGCGAGTCGATGACATTCGCCGGCTGGCCAATGCTCGAGTTGTGGGCGGGCTTGGGGGGCTGGTGGTCACCGGCTCCCTGGTAGCCGGCCTCCTGCAGTGCGGCGTTCATCGCCGCTCGCCTGGCAGATGGGCTGCCCTTGTAAGCAGAGTCTGTCGCGATGTTCCGCAGCTTGTCCTGCAGACTCATGGAGCCTGGATTGCGGATGACTCCGCCATCGCGTTGTGGCTGTGGCTGTGGCGCATCCGTAGCAGCAGGGCCCCGGTGGCTGGAATAGTCGGAGGCCTGTGAGCCTGCCGAACTGTACTGGACCGCAGGACTGTCCGGTACCGGCTGGTACCTGATGGCTTTGGATTGCGAACCCTTCGGGCAAGGGGTCTGCTGGTACACACCATTTCCGCATGAGTAGATCTGCTGCGCGCTTGCTTCCCATGCCGTCAGCAGCATGACAAGTGCGGCTCCGACCAAGTACCTGTCCATGAGGGCGATCGCTCCGTCCGCTGAACGTTCAGGATAGGCGAGCGAGAGCCCGAACATCAATCAGCGGGGGTGGCGTTTGATTGCTCAGCGATCGAAGCTCTGCAGTAACTTTTTGCGCCAACCGGATCTGTTTGGATGAAACCAATGTGAAGACGCCGGCGCTGGTGCCGGCACTACCGATACAGGGGCATTGGTTGATGGACAAGAAGGACTTGCAGGTGGTGGCCAGTGGAGAAGGAAAGCAGGAGAAGAGCCCGCCCATAGATGGGGGTGCTGGTTTTCTTTCCCCTGCAACAGGCTTGGAGGTGGGGCCCAAGGCATCCAGGGGGCGGCACTCTCGCCGCCAGACGCTGGAGAAGGGCATGGAAGATGAGCGCCACAAGGCTCAGGTGGTCTCGATGGAGGCCTTCAAGGCAGGCCGGGTAGGGCAGGTTCCGCCGGAGGTGCTGGATATGTATGACCAGTTGACACGTGACCAGCACGCGCTGGTGCGGACCTCGTTCGTGCTCCTCGCGGCCATGCGGAGACGATTGGGCTTGCCGGACCTCTGAGGTCCCAGGGGCCGCTTCGGCGGCCCCTTCAACTGCCCTGGGCGCTCACGGAGCCATAAGGCCAGCATGCTGTAATCCGGCCATGTGCTATTCCGCCCAGATCACAGCTGCCTACCAGAAGCTGGTCCGCATGACCGGCGCCACGCTGTCCCTGCAGGAGTTCGCAGCCCTGTACGCCCACGATCCGGGCAAGAAGCGGCCCAAGACCCCGAAGGCCATGGACGACGCTTTCCGGGCCGGCGCCACGCCGGCGGAGCTTGCGTTGTGGGCGGAGGTCGAGCAGTGGAACCGGGCCGAGGCCGCGGTGCTGGAGCAGGAGCTGTTCGCCAACCGCAAGCGACTGGCCGATGCCGAGCGCGCGCTGCAGGTCAAGGAAACGAAGAAGGCTCAGAACGACGTTCGGGTTGCCGGCAACAAGATCGAGCGCGCCCTGGCCAAGCTGGCGGACCTGAAGCGCACCGAGCCCAGGGACAGGGATAGCCGAATCTTCCCCGGCGTCTACGCGCCGGTGATCGTTGCTGAGGGTGGCAAGCTGGTCATCAAGCCCATGCGCTATCAGTGTCGCCTGGCCGGGAAACCGGCCAACTACGACCAGCGCTACCCGGGCACCTACAACGCCCGCCGCGACAGCCTTGAGAAGTTTTGGGCTCCGGCCTTCGGCCACACCCACGGGCTGATGGTGGTGGAGACGTTCTACGAGAACGTGGAAGGTCCGGACGGCAAGAACCAGGTGGTGCAGTTCACGCCGCGCACCGGCGAGCCGATGCTGGTGGCCTGCCTGTGGTCGCACTGGACGGACCCCGCAGGGAAAGAGCCCGACCTGCTGTCTTTCGCCGCGATTACCGACGACCCCGAGCCCGAAGTCGCCGCGGCCGGCCATGATCGGACGATCATCAACATCAAGCCCGAGCACGTCGATGCCTGGCTCAATCCGGACCCGGCTGACCTGGCCGCGCTGTATCGGATCTTCGACGACAAACGGCACCCCTTCTACGAGCACCAGCTCGCTGCTTAGGAGTGGAGCGGCAGTGGCGTGGCAATAGAGTGCTCACATTCGCAGCCACTGCGACAGCCATCCGTATCCTGCCGGCCATGTCACTCCCTGACTCCTTCTACTGGACCACGCGCTCTGCCAGCAGGCCGACCGACCCTCTCACCGTGATCGCATGCGAAGGTGTCTGGCTGGTGGCCATGGCGCAGCGCGTCGACGATGGCATTTGGATAGCCAATCTCGATCGACACAGGCATGGGCCAGGCGGCCCGTTCCGTTTCTGCAGCAGCTACGACAATGGGTGCGCCGGCGCCGAGCTCTGGGTGGCCAGGCACGAGGCGAGGCTGCGGGACGACGTGGCGAAGATCGTCGGGTGGCAAGAAGCGATCCGAGGCAATCGGCTGGCCAAGGGCCGCCTGAAGCCCCCGTTTCCGGGGATGGAAGGCGAGTAGTCTGCGCGGCGGCTGCGGCGCCGGTTTGCTCAAACCGGTGATTTGATCGATTCGTCAAATCGTTCAGGCAGAATGTCCGCAGGATCTGGGAGGTTTTAGGATGCTGGGAGCTCTTTTCGTGGCGACGGCCAAGGCCGCGCCGGCGGCGACTGCAGCCGCCAATGATGCCTACGACTGGAAGTCGTTGATACCAGTCGCCACGCTGGTCTTGGGTTTCGGACTGAAGTGGTTCCAGGACCATGTAACCGAGAAGGGGCGCAGGAGGCACGAGAAGGACTTGCGGCGGGAGCAACGCTACGACGCCCTGCGGATGCGGCGCTTGGAGGCCGAGCGCGCCAATCTGCTGGAGCTCCAGCCGCTGGTGGTCACTTTCATGCGTGCCGCGACCGATGCCTACAAGGCGAAGATGAAGGCGTTCGGTTGGGATAAAGGGGCCGCGGCATTTATGCCTTCCAGCTCAACGGAGCGCGAAGCTTCGCTGCAGGCAGTTGCCAAGGCCAACGATGATGTGCGACAGGCTTCGGCCGCGCTTATCCCGCTGCAGTCGAGACTTCATTCCGTGGAAGTTCGAACTGCATTGAACGACTTGATCAATGTTGTCTGGGCAACGATGGACGCCAAGGCCAGCTTGACGATGATGAGGAACTGGCAACAGACGGATCAGCCGCACAACGAGCTACATACGGTCATGGGTAGGGTCATTAAGCAGCTGGAGGACGAGAACCAGCAGCTTGGAGATCCGCCGGTGCACTGATCATTGTGTTGGTCAACTTTGAATGTTGACCAAGAAGTTGACCAAACGCTGCCAATCGATGCCCATTTCTGCCCACGCGGCAGTTATGAACAAAAAAGCCCATCATGCTAAGGCATTGATGGGCTTCATTATTTTTGCGTCTTGGAAACCGGCGCCGATGGCGTCACGGGGACAATGCACCCCCGGTTTCTACAGTGCTGCAAGGTACAGGGCCGATCCCGCGTTGCCACGGTCAGGGCCTGCCCAACGGTTGCAATGCTACGGCAAAACAGCTGAACAGTCACCTTTGCAATCCACAACACGTTGTAGAGCCACCGTCATAGCGGATTGGTAACGTCATTGGCACGAATTTGCGACACACTGGCGACGACCATCCGAGCCAGGACAGACACGGAGACTGTGGGTGACCGATGCAAGCCAACAACGCAGCCTGCGACAGCTGATCGGGCCGGTCGGTGCCGACTATCAGCGGCGCGCGTTGCCGCCCGGCTGGGTCTGGGCCGTGCTGGCGGTGCTGCTGGCGGCCACCTGGGTGACGGAGTTGCCGGCCACGGCCGCGGCGGCACTGGTCGCCAGCGCGGTGGTGGTGCACTGGTCGCAGCGCGGTCGCATCCATTGGCTCGGCTGGCGCCTACCGGGCCTGGCCGTACTGGCGGCCCTGCTGTGGGGGCCGGAAGTGCTGTCGCAGTGGTTCGAGCACGGGCTGGCCGTGGTCCTGATGTCGCTGGCCAGTCTCAGTATTGGCGTGCACGTGTGGCAGTCGCGGCAGTTGGCGCGCCAGCTGCAGGGCGCCGCCGATGCGCTGGATGATGCCCAGTTGCTGTCGTTGCTGCCCGATGATGCCGCGCAGCTGGCCCAGCAGTGGCGGGAAGGCGATGACCGCTACGCGCCGGAACTGGCGGTGGTGATGCACCTGGCGGTGATGCACGCGGCACTGGCGCCGCGCATGCGCGGGCAGGGCATGCTGGCGGGGTGACCCGCCTTTTGTAGCGCCGAGCCATGCTCGACTGCTTTTCTTACCGAAGCCGAGCATGGCTCGGCTCTACAGAAAACCAAGGCAGCCGAGCATGGCCCGGCTTTACAGGGTGATGCGCAGCGGCCTTACGCGTCGCGGTTGCCGCGACGCATCACGCGCTGCTTCTCGATCGCCCAGTCGCGGTCCTTGGCGGCATCGCGCTTGTCGTGGGTCTGCTTGCCCTTGGCCAGCGCGACTTCGAGCTTGATCTTGTTCTTGCTCCAGTACATCGCGGTGGGCACGATGGTGTAGCCATCGCGCTCGACCTTGCCGACCAGCTTGTCGATCTCGCTCCGGTGCAGCAGCAGCTTGCGCTCGCGCCGGTCGTTGGCCACCACGTGGGTGGAGGCCTGGATCAACGGGGTGATCTGGGCGCCGATCAGGAAGATCTCGCCGTGCTTGACGTAGGCGTAGGCATCGATGATGTTGCCGCGGCCAGCGCGGATCGACTTCACCTCCCAGCCCTGCAGTGCCAGGCCGGCCTCGAAGCGTTCTTCGATGTGGTACTCGTGGCGGGCACGCTTGTTCAACGCGATGGTCTTGTTGGCCGTCGCGCTCTTTGCTTTATCCTTGCCGCTGTTCTTGCTCAT